CAGATGCTCTTGCCAAAGCAGCAGAAAAAATAGAAGCAGTAACAGGCCCATTCGCTGACCAAATTCGTGCTAGTGCTAAAGCAAATAATATTAGTGCTACCCTCGTTGACGCTGTAATCAAACAAGAATCAGGATTCAAAAATACACCAGCAACTGCTACAAGTCCAACAGGTGCAAAAGGTCTTATGCAACTTATGCCGGGAACCGCGAAGGACTTAGGTGTATCTAATGTATGGGATAGTGCTCAGAATATTGCTGGAGGATCTAAATACCTATCTGAAATGATGAAGAAATTCGGCAATAGTATAGAGCTTGCATTAAGTGCTTATAACTGGGGTAGTGGAAATTTACAAAATTCCATGAGCAAACATGGTACAACAACTTTTGCTCAAGAACAACAATACATGCCACAGGAGACAAAATCCTACGTCTCTAAAATCATGTCGGACTATAATAGTCGTAAAACAAATGAGACAGCAGTAAACCAAATCAATAATTCATCAGCAACACCAGAAATTCCAGCATATAAAGATGCAAGTGATGTCATTCTTCAAGAAATTGCTCTTGTGTCTAAACTTACATCTGAAAAATCTGCATTAATACAAAAAGATATAGACATCGCTAAAAGCACAAGAGATTATTCATCAGCAGTATCAAAAACAAATGACCTCATTTCATCACAAACATTAGAGATGACTCAACTCACAGAAGCTCGTACAAAAATCAATAATATTAAAGACTCCTCCCTTGCATCTGCTAGTTCATCATATGGAGATATTAATAGATGGCTAAATCAAGATAATGAAATGTCATCAACATATATCAATGAATATAATCAATCCAGTGCTGAAACACAGAAAAATATGGAATTGGAATTTACTAACCTCCAAAAGCTACGTAAATCTTGGGTTGAAAACAAAAATTCCATAGACAGTATGACTTTAAGCATTGAAAACCTAAAAACCACATTAGTATCAACAGAAATTGATCAATATAATAACACAATTTCTTCAGTAGACAAACATCTTGCTCAGTCTAAAGCAACAATGGACCTCTATAATATCTCTTCAAAAGAATATACTCAAGAGCAAAATAATCAAACACTATCACTAAAAAATAAACAAGATGCAATTGATGAAGAAATTGCTAAAGTTAAAGATCAATTAACAAATACTAAATTAACAGCAGAAGCGACAAATATTTTAATTGATCAAATGTCTAAATTAAGTCTTGATTCAGCTTCAAATAAAAAAGCAATGGCTGATTCTTCTACATCACAATTAGATAATCAATATCAAATTCAACAGAAGCAAAATTCCGAGCTAGAAACATCCCTTTCTCTCCAACTTCAAATTCAAGAAGCAGTCCAACCTAAAAACTATGACATGATAAATGTCATTCTCCAATCCCAAATTTCTGCTCAAACCACTAATCTCTCTCAAATTCAAGAATCCATTACTGCATTAACAACTCAACGAGATTTATTACAACAAAGTTCAGCAGAATGGCAAGTAATTAATGACAAAATAACATCATATCAATCCACTCTACAATCAGCAATGACCACACTCTCTGCTACTTATAAATCTCAACTTGATAATCAAACGAATAAACAACTTCACACAGCAGAATTATCTATTTTTGGTGGTCAAACTGAAGATCAAGCCAAACAAGCACTTCAAGATAAAGTTAATTATCAAAATGAGTATATCTCAGGTGAAGAAAAAGCAGCATCAATCCTAAGAATTCGAAATCAATTAGCACAAGATAATGCTTCTCTAAATGGTGGATTTCTTGATGCTCAAAAAAATCAATTAACATTAAGTCAACAACAATTAGCACTTCTTAATTCATCTGCTGATATAAAACGTTCTGACTTAGATTTGCTTGAAAAACAATTACAAATTCAAAAAACTCAAGCAGAGTTATCTGATTCTCAAAATCAAAAGTCAATTCGTGTATTAACAGATAAAAGTGGTAATGGAGATTATCAATGGACTTGGCAAGCAGATCAAACTAAAACATTACAACTTCAAGGAACACTTTATCAAGAGCAACAAGATTTGGCAAAAACTCAGCAAGACGATAAAAATAAATCAGATCAAGATTTATTAAATCAAAAATCTGAGTATCTTGCAAATATTAAAACTGTTGTTACCAATGCTCAAAATGGTGAATATGCGGATACTACTGCTTTTAATGATGCTATGACGAGTGCTAATACTGGGTTTTTAACATCGCTCCAAGATTCAAATACAGCAACATGGAATAATATATCAAGTAATATTAGTAGTAATTTGAATACTATAATTTCTGCATATACAACTTATGTTGGACAAATGAGTGGATTACAAAGTCAAGCAAATTCATTGGCATCTTCAATTACCAATTCAGGTTCATCTGGTGGTAGCAGTGGTTCTTCATATTCAGGTTCAAATGGAAATACAAATGATTTTAACATTACAAAAAATGGAAGTTATGACCAAGCTACAGGAAATTACACAATAACAAAAGCTGATGGAACTTCAACTACAGGAAATGGCACTCCATCAGATTATGAGAAGAAGTTTAGTAGTTTTGGTACTGGTGGAGAAACAGGTTCATGGGGAGATTCAGGTAAACTTGGAATTCTTCATGAAAAAGAAAGAGTTCTTACAGCAGAACAAACATCTTCATTTAATGCTCTAATTGCTAAATTACCCGATATTACTTCTATCCTTAAAAACATTAGTATTCCTGATATTATGTCTAATTTCAGAATACCTACAATTGATTTTAGCAACATTAAGTTACCAAATATGAATAATGGTGTTGCTTCCGATGGTGGTGGTATTACAATAAATACGTTAAATGTCACAAGTAATTCAGCTTCAGATTTGGTTAGTCAACTTCAGAATTTGGTACGTCTAACGAAATAATAATATTTCATTTCAAAGGAGAGATTTATAGTCTCTCCTTTTATGTGCAATTAAATAGAAATTTTTCAACAGAGATAGGATGTGGTCATGACACATCTGAAAAGAAACCGACAATTCTTCTCTGTTGTTTTTTGTTGTCGGAATTTATTAAATGTCGGAAAGGAATGATTAAATTGTTATTGACAAAAGAAGTAGAGGTAACATGGGGAAGCAATAAAAATATATATGAGCCAAAAGGATATATATTTACAAAAAAGGGAGATAAACTGACAGTGAAAATAGAGGATCTGGCTTTAGGAAGTAATATTAAAGTTAGTGTGCAATGTGATTATTGTTTAGATGAAGGGATAGAAACTATTTCTCCTGTAGTGTATGTAAATTATATTAGAAGCTTGAAAAATTCTAATTTAGTTAATAAAGATGCTTGTTCAAAATGTGCAAGTAAAAAATCGTCTGAAATAACATTGGCTAAATATAATGTTAATAATGTATTTTGTTTACCTGAAATTAAGAAAAAAATATCGGATACCAACCTAATTAAATATGGTGTTTCAAGTGTTTTGAAAAAATCTTCACCAATTAGAGCAAAAATCAATCAAGCAAATATGATAAGATATGGGTTTACACATTATATGCAAACAGAAGAATTCACCAAAAAACGTTACGGAGAAAATAACGGCAATTGGAAAGGAGGAATCACAACAGAAATAAATAAATTAAGAGGTTCTATTGAATATAAACATTGGAGAAAGAGTGTTTTTGAAAGAGATAATTATACTTGTCAAGTATGTGGTATACGAGGTGGAAAACTCCAAGCTCATCATATAAAGAACTTTTCTGACAATTTAGAATTAAGATTTGATATAGACAACGGGATAACGATATGTAAAGAACACCATTCTTCTGCTAAGTGGTCTTTCCATCATATATTTGGAAAGAAAAATAATACCATTAAGCAACTAGAGCAATATATTAAATATATAAATAGTAATAATAGTTTAGGAGGTAATGATATTGGCGATCTACCAGAGTTCATACCTCTCGCCGAATAACACAAGCGTTACAGCATCTTCCCCAATAACTTTCACAGCAAAAATACAAGGAACAATTGCAACTCACTATCAATTAATTATATACAATATGGCAAATACTATAATTTTTAACTCTACAAAACTTTCGCTTTCTCCGAATCTTTATCAAAACGACATTTTTTCATATATTCTAAACTCAGGATTAACAAATGGAATCCAATACAAATGGACTTTGACTATATGGTCAAATGCACTCTCTGCAACCACAAGAGAAACACCTTTTTATGCTTATGCTATTCCTACATTAACCATGACCGTTCCATCAACTATAACATCAAAGAAATTTTTATTTCCTGCCACATATGCCCAAGCTCAGTCTATTCCAATTAATCGTTGGTATATGGTTTTTTTAGACTCATTAAATAACATAATCCTTCAAACTCCATATTCCTATAGTGGAAATATTTCTTATCAGTATGACGGTTTTATTTCTGGAAATCAATATAAATGCTATACGGTTGTGGAAAATCAGATGAATTTAATTATTCATTCTCTAACTTATACATTTACTTGTTCATACTCTGCTCCTTCATTGAATTTTATTCCCACAGCAACACTCCTTTCTGAATTGTCAGCAGTAAAATTAAATTGGAGTTCTCCAATTCAGATAAACGGAACAATCACAGGAACATCTTCATATATTCCAAACTTATTCACTTCGGGCAATACAGGACTAAAAATAGCAAATTCATCAAGTTATGTAGAATTTGATGTAGGCATCCCATTGAATTTCACAACTTTAATTGATTATATTCCTGACAACTCGTTTATAGGAGGTAAAATGATTGAATTCATGGATGACGATGGAATTCCATATGAAATGGGTTATGATTCTGATCTAGGATGTTTTTATTATAAAAATGGACTAATAACTATTAATGGAAATCCAAAGTCATTGCCATCTGGAGTATTTTTAATTGCGATAAAAAGTATTGAGGTTTTAATTATAGTTAATAATCAAATTTATGAATATCTTAAACCATAATGTGAGGTGGTGAAATAATTTGTTTTTGTCTGGATCGTTTATCGGGGTTTCTGTCTTTCAAAGTATTGAAGGAACAAATATCCCATTACGTAGGGCTTACTCAAAGGTAAAAATATATGGAAATGCAATAATAGATAAATTACATATAAGAAATATTGAATTAGATAATGAAAATATTAGGAATATTGTTATTACGGATAATTTAAAGTGGGATATAAACACGTTACTTATGGCAGAGTTTGAAAATAATTTAGTTGGTGGAAATATTGCTAATTTAGTAAATCCTATCACACAGTGGCAAATTAATCGCAGAGAAGTTAGTGGTAGTACGTTAGAACCATTAGGGGATGTTGATGTTGGAGTTAATGAATTTATTGATTACACCTCCCAACAGGGCAAAAATTATGTGTATTCAGTTTATGCAAATAGCAATACTGAGCAATCAGAACCGCTTGAGGCAGATGAAATATCAACAGATTATTTTGGTTATTATCTCGTAGATGAAGATCAAGGTATGGTATATAAATTTGATTTAAATATTCAGTCTTCGGCAAAACAATACAACGAAGATGTTACTATTTCCAAATCTTATTCAAAATATCCTACAATTTCACAAGGTCAAAGTAGATATTTTAGCACGAAGTTGACTTGTATTTGCGGAACCGTTGATATAAATGGTAAACTTCAACAAAGTATTAATTATATAGATAATTTATGCGAATTCATCTTAAATGGTAAGCAGAAGATTTTTAAAACTAGGCGTGGAGAGATTTATAGAATTTATACCTCAAATTATTCTGAGCAACAACTAGATGATGGAATACAAGAGCAAATAATTCTAATATCGTTCGATATAACGGAAGTGGCTAGTATTTAATTTTATAATATTATATGAGCAATAATAAGAGAAGGTGATATAAATTATGTCCTCCTATGATTCATATATATCTGCCCTTAAATCAGGGGTACATAAACAGAAGATTAAATTAGAGTTACTTCGCCAAGATGAAACCCCTATAGAAAATATAACGTCATTAATTGCTAATACTTCTGGAAATCTTTCTGTTAAAAGAAATAATGGGGTTCGTAGAACTGTAAATTTTGATATTATAAATTTAGATAATCAATATATACCAAATATTGATTCTTTTTATATTCATCAAAAAATGCAACTGTTTCTTGGACTAGAATTACCAGATGGCACAGACTATTTTCTACCACAAGGAATATTTATATTAGACGACCCATCTGTCTCAAGTAATTTTAGTGAATCATTAATTAGTATTCAAGCAGTAGATAAATTTGGATTAATAAATGGAGATTTGGGTGGAGAATTAGGTTACGTATATATAATAAATGTTGGGACAGATATAAGTACAGCAATAAAAAGTATTCTTACTTTAAGTGGAGATCCTAAAGCTCCTATTATTGATTCTGCTTTAGTTGGTTTGACAAATCCTTATACTATGACATATCAACCAAGTGACACATTGGGTAAAATTATTGTTGACCTTGCACAATTATATTCAGCAAGTTGTTATTATAATGAACTTGGTCAAATGGTTGTAAGCAAAGACGTTGATGACGGAATTAAATCATCGTTATGGGATTTTACAACAGAAGATGATCTTTCATATCAAGGTGCTAAAAATCAATATAATTGGAGAGAAATGTGTAATAGTTGTTTGGTAGTAGGTTCAAATGTAAATGGACCAACTGTTTCATATAAGGCATCAAACACCAATCTTTTATCTCCAACCAGTATTCCTAATCTAAATGGATTTGAAAGAATATTTTATTATCAAAAAGATACACTTTCCACGGTTTTGCAATGCACAGATTTAGCTAATTATATTCTAAAATATAAAACAGCAGTACAAAACTCAGTTCAAATTAATAGTATTAAATTATTTCATTTAAATCCAGATGAGATTGTTACATTAACAGATGAAAAATTAGGATTAAGTGATGAAAGATTCATTATTAACGATTATTCGTTATCTTTAAGTACTAATGGAGCATTATCACTTAATGTAATAAAATCCAAAGAAATTCCATTTATATAATATTTAAGTAGGTGAAAATAAAATAATGGATATAAACTCAACGGATTTTGCTAAATTTCTAAACGATTTTACAGAAAAAAAATATAAAATGTTGAGAGAAAAAGAGAAACAGGAAGAGTATGGAAATGTTTCGGCTTGGGATGCAATTATCACAGGATTTAGTGGAAATTTGATCAGTGTTCATTTAATTGGTGAAACTACTGTAATACCTGATCTCAAAAATAAGAGTGGAGTAACAAATTTAGTAATTGGTGACGAAGTATATCTATTCTCTATTTCTTCACTCTCAAATGCATTTGTGGCTGTTGCTAAAAACAAACCATAAATGAATATTTAAATTATATTGATAATCAACCACAAAAGGATGGTGACAAATAAAATATGACAGTTAAACTTAACCTTCCAAACGCAAATTCGGGAGGTATTAATAATCTAGTTTCAGAATATATTCAGTTTGATTATTTATTTAAACTAAGTCCTCGAAGTTCATCTGGAAATATTTCATTCACATCTGCAACATCTGGCATCATATACGACACCACGAACTATTTATCAGGAATTTATACAAATTTAGGTCAAGAAGGAATGCTAATGGTTCTTCAAGATGCTCTGAAAAGTTATCTTATTACAGCAGATGACTATAATGGGATTAATGATAGTATAAATAATCATACTTCACTATCTTCCTCAGAGACAGTTTCAGCACATATTAAATTAGCAACCCCAACAGAAACAACCACAGGAACAGATAATACAAGAGCAGTGCACCCATTGGGCTTAAAATCCGCTACTAATTTACTTATTCCTTTGACTCAAAAAGGAGTAGCAAATGGTGTCGCAACTCTAAACACACTAGGAGTATTAAGCAACACTCAGTTGCCCTTGGTTTCCGCTACCGGGTACTTTACTGATACAACTACGTCAGTGTTGGCTGGAGTTACCTATACAAAAACTATTCCACTAGGGCTAACCGGAAAAGTTGGATCTTTAGTTTTATCTACTCCAACTTACGGCTCTTATTCCATGATCGACTTCGATACTGTAGCAGCACATGCTAGAGGTATCGGAACTACTCCTCAAAGCGGAACAATTGTGGCCATGACTGATGGTTATTTAGGGGCTGCTTGTTCTAGCACTTATGTTTTAAGTTTACAAAATGCTTATATACTGGGAACTAATTTGATACTGGTGTTTCATAATTCGGATGCTTCAACGCGAAATATTAATGTAAATGTTCTTTGGGAGGTTCAATAATGATAGTAGTTTATCGTAAATTAGATTTGTTGTGCGTAGGAACAGTCATCAAGGAAATGACATTTGAACAAGAAATTGAACTAAATGTAATTCCTAATTTTGGTGGAACCGTAGGAGATTATAATTATATTGAAACAGAAGAGACATTATTTCATTTAGAGTTAATTGACGGAATAGTTTCCACAATTTCTGATATTCCTATTCCAGAAATTATTCAACCAACCCCAATAGAACAACTTCAATCACAAATAACCAAATCAAATGCAGATTTGATTTCCCTAAAAGAAGAAAATGATACATTGAAAATAGCAATAAAATCAACTCAAGATGCTACAGACTTTATTTTAGCAAATCTTATACCTGCATTTTAATTTTAATTTAAAAATAATAGTAAGGGGGTGAAGGGAGGTGACTAAAGAAATGGCAGCATATTTCGCAATGAGAATTAAGACTAAGTATGATGATTCAGGGATATTGGTGGCTCAAGCTTATTACAACCAAATGTTCGCAATAACACTATACAAACAGTTTCAAGATGATACAAATGCAATTTTGATTATTGAAGGTTATGGAGATGTAATTCCAGTAGTTTAATTACAATAGGACGAAATAATGGATTTGAAATATAGTTCTTTTATTTTGTCCTTCTTTAAGAAACTAATAAATTTATAGAGAGTATAAAAGCTTAATATTTTCTATGAATTATAAAATAATTTAATCTATATAATGTTTTTAATTTGATGCATAACTTGGATTTAATCTTACCCTAGGAAATTACGTTTTCATGGGATTATTGAGCTAGGAATATGGAGCATATGGAAGCATAAAGGAGCATGAGTGAGGTAGTATTTTAGATAATTTAATACTATCTCCTTTTATTATTGACTTACACAAATTTACATAAGGAGGTTACTTATACATGACAAGAAAATATTTATTAAAAAAAGATAAGGTTGATGTCAATGACCATTTATTTGCAAGACCACCTATTAAATTACCTACGAAGGTTGATTTGAGAAGTTTATGTTCTCCTATTGTTGATCAGGGGCAACTAGGATCTTGCACAGCGAATGCTATTGTCTCAGGTTCGATGGAATTTAACTTGTTAAAAGTTAATAAATTTATTCCTCTTTCACGTTTGTATTTATATTACAAGGAACGCGAGTTGGAGAATTCAATAAATATAGATGCAGGGGCTAGTCTGCGTGATGGAATAAAAATAGCTGTGAAAAATGGTGTATGTCCTGAATCAGATTGTGTTTATGATATTAGTAAATTTACAGAAGCACCTTCTGCTCAAGCTAATATTGATGCAGGTAGTTATCGTTCTGTTTCTTATCAGAGAATAACTAGTTTAAAGGATTTAAAGAGGAGTATTGCTGAAAATTATTTGGTTGTATTGGGCATTAGTGTTTTCGAGAGTTTTGAGAGTGACACGGTTTCTAAGACTGGGATTATCCCTTTACCAAAACGTGCGGAAAAGAATCTTGGAGGTCACGCTGTCTGCTGTGTAGGGTATGATGATTCGATAAAGATGTTAATTTGTAGGAATTCTTGGTCAAAAGACTGGGGAATCGAGGGCTATTTTTTGCTTCCGTACAATTACTTCACAAAATATAGCTCTGATGCTTGGACGTTGAGATAATATAACATTCTTGTTAAAAAAGAGGTTCTTATACCTCTTTTTTATTTGCCCAATTTAAGGAAAAAAGGAATGGTTTTAATGAACCCAGATTACAATTGTTATTCTTTAAGGATGGCAGGATTTCTAATGATGAACGGTTTTGTCTTACGTCATCTTAAATCAGATACAAAGTCTCGAAGAAAAGTGTTTATTTTTAATGACAGTAAGGAACTGCAAGAAAAAATTATGAACTATATGGCAGGTAAATTAATTACTGAGTGAAATACAAACGGTTATTTAATGAGGAGTTGTTTAAATATGTTGGAAACCAAAAGTATAATTATAAAATGGCAAATAAGAAACAAAACATGGTATATAAATAAGGGGTATCTGTTTACTAAGATAGGTAACGAATTTGAGGTAAATGTAAAAGATCTATCCGATGGTTCTAATATACTGGTAAATATTCAATGTGATGGTTGCAGAAAAGAATTAAAAAACATTATATGGAATGATTATAAAAGATGTGCGCAGGAAAACGGAGAATACTATTGCCAAAAATGTGCTCGTAATGGTTATAAAAAATGGGTATCATTTTATGAATGGTGCTATGCCAATCTTCCCAAAGAAATAGCAGATATAATAATGCTTCGTTGGGATTTTAATTTAAATATTGATAAAAATGGCGAAGTTATAAACCCTAAAAACATAGGACTTGGCTCGGAGGGGTTTAATAGAAAAGGTTATTGGTTTAAATGTTTAGAACATCCAGAACATGAATCAGAGCAAAAGAACATTGCAAGTTTTACAAAAGGTTATAATAGAAGTATTGACTGCAACCAATGTAATTCATTATCAATAACGCACCCTGAAATAGTAAAATATTTAGCTAATAAAGATGATGCATACAAATTTTCAAAAGGGTCAAATAAAAAAATTCTTACTAAATGTCCTGAATGTGGTTATGAAAAAGAAAAATCAATTTACGATTTTGTATTAAGTCATTTTAATTGTTCTAGATGTGGAGATGGAATAAGCTACCCAGAGAAATTTACATTTAATTTTTTAGAGCAACTAAAATCAAATTTCAAAACACAATTAACTAAAACTAGCTTTGATTGGTGTAGTAACTATAAATATGATTTCTACATAAATAATATATATTGTGTCATTGAAACTCACGGGGAACAGCATTACATAGAACCTAATGGGAATTGGGATTCATTAAAGAAAACCCAAGAGAATGACAAAAATAAAGAACAGCTTGCTAAAGAGAATGGTATTAAAAATTATATAGTTATAGATTGTAGAATTTCTAATTTAGAGTGGATTAAAACTAGCATAATGAAAAGCGAGCTACCTACTCTTTTAAACTTTAAAGAATCAGATATAGACTGGCTAAAATGTCATGAAATTTCTTGTTCTAGTCTAGTTAATGTTGCATGTAATTTATGGAAAAATGGAATTAATAACACAAATAAAATAGCATTGGAATTAAAAATAGATAGAACTACGGCTGTAAAATATTTGAAACAAGGTGCTAAATTGGATTGGTGTGATTACGACTCCAAAAAAGAAAGTAATATTAAAAATAATAAAAAAATAATTTGTTTAACTACAGGGGAAATATTTAATTCCATAATTAATGCAACAAAACAATATAATTTAAAAAGTGCTAGTAGTATATCTGCTTGTTGTACGAATGTAAAAAAATATGCTGGGAAACATCCCGAGACTAGCGAGAAGTTAACTTGGATGTATTATGACGAATATATAATAAACAATACGGAGGTTAAATAAATGAAAATTCTAGTTTTAGACCCAGGACATCAAAATTATCCATATGCAGATACAGGATGCTCAGGTTTTGGTTCGCATGAAGAAGATATTGTATTAGATATTTGCAAACGTGCAAAACCATTAATTGAATCAAATAGTATAAGAGTTATTATGACTCGTGATGGTGCAAAAGTTAATGGAGATGGGTCTTCTTTAAATGCTTCATTAAATACTAGATGCAATATAGCTAATAATGCAAATGCTGACTTATTCTTATCTGTACACGCAGACGCATTCAATGGTTCTGCATATGGAACATCTGCGCATGTTTATGGATTAGGAGGAAAAGCAGAGACGTTTGCTAAAATTTTAAATTCTCAGATGGGTCAATTATTTTATAATCGTGGGATTAAGGTGTCAAATTTCCAAGTTATCAGGGAAACCAATATGCCAGCAGTATTATTAGAAACTGCATTCTTAGATAATCAAGGAGATAATGCTAAATTAGCAGACCCAAATGTAAGACAACAAATAGCTGTAATCATTGCCAAATCTGTTTGTACTTATTTTGGGGTAGTATTTAATGGCGTGGTTACTCCTGTTGTTTTTCCTGCTCCAATTGTTGAACCTTCTCGTGGAGGAACTATTCCTATTGTAACTCCTGTACCAGTTTCTCAACCTTTAAATTTCTCATATCCTAATAATGCCAAATGCATTTCTCAAATGCTTATTCGAGATGCGAACGGTTCAGTTATCCCTAATAGATATGTATCCGCAAATGACATTATCACGGTTTTGGATGTAAGTTATTCGCGTGGTCTTTGTTTAGTTGAATACGCCACTTCAAATGGTACTCGAAGTGGCTATATCCCAGTATCAAATAATATTGTCTATTTTAATCAAAATGCATGGCATAATGGATCGACTCTTGAGGTTATTTATGATGAGAATGGTGGGAAATTAGGTTCTCTCTCTCCTTATGAAAAAGCCACCCCATTATATAAGAAAAATGGAATGGTTCATTTAGTTTACAACACTGACAAGGGATTAAATTCTAAAAGTGGTTATTCAAAGTACATGGCGGGAATCTAAGAAAAAAGATAATCAATCAAAATAGAAGAAACAGATTTGCCCTCTGTTTCTTCTGAACCTAGTCCATCTTCTAAAACAAGATAGACTACTATAGAAAGTATATCATAATTGAAGGGGGCTGTCAAGTTTATGGAGATGGAAGGTGGCGGAATATTGATCATGGGAATGAGCGAAGAAGAAATTAGGGAGGCTTTAGACTTTCACACAAAAATTTTAGATGGACATTCTGAGAAAATTCAGATCTTACAAATTGATAACGCCATTATTAAAGAACAATTAAATAGCATTAAAACACAAATGACTGACGTAAAAGAAATAGTTACAGAATTTAGAACTAGCTATCTTCAAACAACAGCGTCAATGGCTGGGACACTAAGCACATTAGTAATTAATACTAATAATCAAAATGCAGATGTTAATAAAAATAACAGCAATAATAAAAGAGATATCATTATCAAAGTGCTTGGAATTGCAGGAGCTTGTTTGGTAGGTTTCTTAGCTTCAAAATTTGGCTTAACTATTACTTTATAACTAATAAATAAAATATATAGGAGTTGTTTTAAAATGGATTTCCAATTTTTTATCGCGTTACTGATCCCTTATTGGGGTTTGATCACAGTAGTTTTAGGATTTGTAGTTTATGGTTTATTTCAAAGGGAAAATGCAAAAAAGATTATTCTTTCATTAATGCTTAGATTAGAAAAAGAGGCAGAATCGTTAGCTCTTGAAACGGGAGATGCAAAATTACAATTTATGCTTGATAAAGGATATCAATTGCTTCCAGCAGGAGTGAGAATGTTTATATCCGAATCAACATTTGATGAACTTGCAACAAGCTTATACAACAAAGCAAAATCATATTTAATTGTACAAAAAGTGTCTCAAATCATCCCTGTAAGCAACGCAAATGTTGATACCTCAACAATCACACATGAAAGTGTTTTACCAGCCTTAGAAGTGTCAAATGATGAATTTCCTGTATTCACAGAAATTTTATCAAACCCTGAAACCGTTGCTACACCTACAATCGAACCACTTACAGAAATCACCCAAGAAAATCAAAATTCAGTAGAAATTTTACCTGACCCCCTAATTATGCAAACTTTAAACATCCCTGCAATCCAAGAGAATATTAAACAACAAATTGCTTTACAAATCACAGATATTGCACAAGCGACTGCTGTAAATGCTGTCGCAGATATTATTAAACAAAGTGTGGAATCAGTAGTCAAATAACAATATCAAAGGGGAAATAATAATGTCAAAATTTGTGCATAGATTTGTATTTTGAATTATTAAAAGTATCTGGTTTTAGTGTCCTAGATTTCAAAATCAAATAAAATAATCCAATCCCTTTAAAATATAAATTTCATGCTATTTATGAGCTAGAGAAACGGAGGATATGGAAGTATGCGTGAGTAAATGGAAGGTAATATTTAGGAGTTATAGGAATATAACTCCTTTTGCAATACCTAAATTTAATTAATCGGCAAAGGTGGTGTTGCCAATGTAAAAATTAATTCTCATTTAATTAAACAATAAATAATAAAGGAGGTTTATATAAAATGGCTGAAGGTTGGACTATATATGCTAAAACTCAACAAGTTAATGCAATCCCCAGTTCTTTAAAAGTCGATTTATGTGATATTAACGGAACAGTTATCATTGGAACTGGGTACATACAAGGAAGTATAACCCTTGGAGTAGCAGATGGGAATGCGAAACGCTACAACACTAATCCACAAAAATGGGCAGACACTACAGTAAGTTGGGGAACGCCTACTCATTTAAAATTTACAGATGTATCTAATAATATATGGGGATTATTTCCTATTGTTGTTACGTCCGGAACTATGCCAATTGGCGATGTCACAGAATATGCAAATATTGCAATAGGACAAATAGTATTCGGTTAAATAATTAATTATAAATAATATTTAAATTTAAAGGAGCGTGTTTTTAAATGGCAGGACAAATTTCAAACGCAGGTGAACTTTTAGCTTTGACAGCAGTATTTCCAGCAACAGGTACTTATGTAATGTTACTCTCTCCAGTTTCGGGTGCATTTGCTATTGATGACACTACGACTCTAGCGGCGGCAGCGGCAGTAGAAGTTCCAGCAGGAACAGGATATATTAGAAAACCTATTGCATGGACTACGCCTACTGTAGTTGCAGGAGCAGGAACAGTTTCAAACTCTGTAATTATTGACTTTGGAAACTGGGTAATTGATCAAGGTACTAATAAGATTTCGCAGATCGCTATTGTCGATGCCGTGAGCGGGACAACAGGGAAAGTGCTTGCGTGGTTTGTCATCACAGCAGGGGGAGAACTTCAACCAGTGGCAGGACAACCAGTAAGAATCCCTATTGGTGGATTAAGTATCTCACTCGACTAATCATTTAAGGGCAAGCCGTGGATATCTTGCCCTTATTCCTTTAAGAAGGGAGGTAAATCTTAATGGGCGTAACAACCTTGCAAATGGTAAATATAAGCACAGATAAGATAAATGTCGTGGAGAAAACTCGTGGAGCGGTTGCAAATTTAGTAAGTGCTGGTATGGTAATAGGCATGCAAAACCAATCGTCAATAGATGCAGAATTTGGAGACCTCATACCAGGCCATTGTGACTACGCTTTATATATTCAATTTAACTTAGCGGGGATTACTGGAACTGTGAACTCCGCGATATTGAGCTTTAAGAGAAGGTATGCAGGTACGGCTAAAGAATTCAATGTGAAAGCTGTTACCTCTGCGTGGGATAAAACAACGATTAAAAGTACGCTCCTTCCTACGAATGAAGCAACTGCTTACTCCAGCCATACTACTGGAACGGCTACAAGTGGCATAGAAAGTTTCGATATCACGAATATTGTCTCAAGAATGGTTGCGGGGACATTAGTTAATAATGGATTTCGCATAAGTTCTGATTCTCTATATGTTGCGTATTCAGACACTACAACAGAAGCTAATGGTTGGCAGAACTACTGGCTCCCAGCAGCAGGAACAGATGGCCCAAAATTAGTGATTGATGCGGGCGTATCAACTGTTAGCATAACTGCAACTATGGCTTCAATTTCTACAGTATCTGCTAGCTTTAATGTAATACCTCCAAGGCTGATCTTAACTAACGTAATAATCTTGTCTAATTGTACGGTGAAAGATGTAGTTTTTGCAGGATTTATTTCAGCCTTGAGTATTAGCTTACCTACTGCTCAGTCAACGTCACAATTTTTGGTAACTATATTTAATCTTACAGCAGTGCTATTTAGCAATAGTCCTATGAACTCAACGTCAAACCTACAACTGACAATATCGGTAGTCTTGCCATCCTATTTCTTACTTAGGGGGAATGTTGCGATTGGAGGTGTATCTGTAACTGGTGCTACTGTACGAGTGGTATCTAATGATGGAACACAAGTATTTACAACAACTACGGATAGTTCAGGTAATTATGAAGTGCAAGTAAATACTTCAGGAATATATCATCTAATGTGTTATAAAAAAGACGTTGACAGTAGCATATATTCTTCTGTTTGCCAGCCCTTTATTAATGTGGTAGCTTCATGATAGTTACAGTAGAGCTGAAAAGAACACACGCCATTAACTGTATTGTAGGGGTTGTTCAAGTCGGCAACCAAACGAAAACTACCCGAGATGGTAAAGCTACCTTCGATGTCGAGCCTGGTGTATATATTATCAGAGGACTTGCAAAGGGTTATCACTTTGAATCAAAAGCTGTAGATGTGGTTGGGGATATGGAAGTGGACATAGAAGCGAGGTGAGGTGATTATCTAAATGACCAACGAAGAAGTTCAAGAACTGTACGGCAAAATTGTAGCCGTCAAGGATAAGTACGCCGCTGGAATTATGACTATCGAAGGCGTTAATAGTATCGGTATTAGAGTATTCGATCAGACCATAGTTGTGTATGCACATGACATTACTCCTGAGACACTACTCCTTATACCTACGGAACTAGAAGGATTCGGAGTTGAGTGCGTTGGCAGCGATTCAAACCAATCAGCAGTAGCTAACTCTCCTGACTATAATATCTCACTAACTTACCAGAGACCAATAGTTCCTGGAAGAAGTCTGTGCCGTACTTATTGGGGTGGGGGAGGAACATTAGGAGCTTTCTTTTGGTCTAACACTTTACAAAGGAACGTAGGCCACTCTAATCACCACGTTTTAGGTTATTTTAATCAGACCTTTAAGAGTCAGAACTCTAATAACTCTGTGGACTTCACAGTAGTACCAGGAGGAGTACCTTTTGATGGTATAGATTTTGACGACAGGATGCTAGATGATCCTCACCTATATTTTAGGTGGAGAAGGTATCACTTAGAATCCTCTTTCACTCCTATAATGGATCGCCTGTGGAGAACAGATTACTATGCTCACGCTGACTATGGACAACCAAATGGTACAGTTCATATTGACTCTATAAGTCCAACGTCTGCAAAAGCTGGTGAAATAGTTCTTGTCAAGATTCATGTAGGTGGAAATCATCGTGGAGACAGTGACATTCTGTTTAACGGTGTAAAGGCTAAAATTAAGTCATGGACTTATACTCATGACCCTACACAGCCAGTTAATCCCACTACGTTTGCGGATATGTTTGAATTAATTGCTGTAGTAGAAGCCTATGTTCCAGATATTCCAGCTGGGGTAGTTCAAATTATTGCCCATATTGAAGGCGAGACAGTTGAAATGCCCGCGAAGGATGGCCCAGGTTATGACCAGGCGTGTATAACGGGTAATGTTGCGGATTGGTACCCTATTACGAATACAAGTGCACCAAGTTTAGACTCTGCTTTAGTGACATTCTATCCAGACGTACCTTTAAAGTTAGAATATATATATGCATCAGCTATTAATGGTTTAGGCCTAGGTGAGGGTGCATACTGTAACTCTGATATTAATTTAGAAAGTCCTTCACGTTTCACAACCTTTGCAGGGGGTTTTCAAGTAGGGCGGCAGTATAGGAACCAAGGGTTATATGATGGGCCTTTTTATGAAGGTATGGTTCTAATGAAGACCGGTCGAACAACAGGCACTACTTTCGGCATAGTTCAAGACGCATCATATCTTACAGCTTATAGTGTAAATGACAGTAACTACAAAGTCACTACTAATATGATATATACAACAGATACTTTGTACTTTTATGCCAACGAGTTTATTAATCCATATACGTATGAAGATCCAGAGTTCCAAGACTGGATAACGACTCCGACGTTGAACTTTGAGGGTGTAGGTATGCCAATGGGAGATTCCGGAGATAGTGGTTCTGCTGTATTTACCGCAACGTGGGAAGACTATGTTGCATTTTGTAATAAGTATGGAATCATAGTGAGAACTCGTAGAGCGGATCTACCAACAGATCCTCCTGCTGGAATGCTAACATCTACCTTCCAGTATGGAAATAAGGCTTTAGGTACTGGTGGGGGTCAAAAAGCCTATCAGTATATGGATTACCATGGACTATCACTTGCAAGGCTTCCTATGGAGATAGCAGGGACAGCCACCAAGTCAACTACAACAAGTTCTGTTAGTTTTTCAATGTACGTCCCATGGGGCGGGGCTATGAATATTATATCAACATCTAATATGTACGTTGATATTCACGTATTCAACATAATTGAAACGTCTATAGAATTAGTTCCTCATATAGTCCCCACGGATATTACACAAATTAATTTTGATATGGTTGGATATCTAAAAGAATTGGACACATTTGCACCAATTTCTCCAGATATAAGTATTGGTTTAACAATTAATGAAGCAATTGTAACTCCATTGCAAATGAGTACAAATTCTACCTTAAATATGCCAGTCTCCATCAGTTTAGCAATTAATACAGGAGGTGCTATTCAACTTTCTGCGATATCTGCTATAAGTATACCTGTAATTGTTGGAATAAGTATTAATGCAGTAACAGTATTAGAATTATCTGCGAATGCTCCTATTAGTATACAAACGTCAGTTAACCTAACAGTTAACGAAAAAGGTTTTATTGAGATTTCTACAAGTTTACCAATTAATATACAAACAAGTATTAATCTAACGGTTAATGAGTATGGTTTTATTGAAATATCCGCAAATTTACCTATTAACATTCGTACTTATGTTGGATTGAAGATATTAAATCGCTCACAATTGATAATAACACATAGGAGTAGTAAATATATAATTACAGAGATACTTGATAAATATAATTTTATGGAGATGATTAATAAGTATATTGTCAAGGAGGATGATTAATTGAAATGAATTTTACATTAGGCGAAAAGAAAGATTGTGGCATAATCGTAAAATCAGTTAGTGGTAGTAAGTTTGAATTTGTTAGTGCTACATATGAACATATAAAGTATGCAGATAAAAGCATAATTGCTTCTGGTGACGCTTTAAGTGATAGCACGACTGGACAGGTGTGGGTGTTTTTAGAGCCAGATTGCTATTCCAAAGTGGTTTTTAAAATGGAAATTGCACCACTATTACCTGATAATAATGTTGATCCATCAAAATCTGTGGAAACCATCTACGGGGAAGCTTTAGTTAAGATGTAATTCTCAACTAAACATGAATTTTGGAATATAGGTAATATATTACCATTTAAAATTGAAAGTTTAATGGATTATTAATTAGAATGGTTCTAAATTGAAACCCTGAAAGGTGCATGAATAGGGAGTTGTACTTTTTAGGAATGAGTAATAAAATTTCATAAATTTAGTGTTTTGGAGAGGATTTTATAGTCCTCTCTTTCTAATTAATTAAATTACGGCAGATTAAAAGCACTTCTTAATGAGGTGTTTTTTGTGTGTCTTAATTTGGCACAAATGACTAGCAAGGATAATGGACTTGATCATCCATTATTATGTGTAACTCACACACAGTCTTGCTAGTCCTAATAAACATAGGTGAGTAAAAGAAAGTGAGATGGATTAATAATGAAAATTAAATGCATGTTCGACAAAAAGACTTTTACAACGAAACCGAATGGGAAAGAATCAGGTGGAATACAAAACAGATTATCTCAAACAGAAATTGAAATTGAGGAATTAGCAAATTTATTAAGTAATGGAGCAACATTTAAACCTGCATATCTTAATGGGACTAAAAACACAGATTGGTCAAGTCAACAAATATTTGCTTTGGATTTTGATGATGGAACTACAATTAAAAGTGAACTAGAAAATTGTATTGAATTAGGTATTAAACCAGTATTCGGATATAAGACTTTTTCCTATAAAGAATACAAAGAAAAGTTTAGATTAGTATTTTGTAATGATGAAATAATCACTGATATTAATGTAAGGAATGACTTTCAAAAACTATTAATTGAATTATTCTCTAATAGTGATGGAGTTACTTTTGATGCTACTAGATTATTCTTTGGTGGTAAGGGTTTAATAGAATGTGATTGTGAAAATAGAATAAATGTTAAAGATATTATGAATAAATATGAAGAAATATTAAATGGTATTAAAAGTCTCTCAAATACAGTTCCTATGGGTGTTGTGAGCTTTCTCAATACTAATATACTAAATTCTTCTTCTATCAGTATTGCCAAAGCTCAGACTCCACTCGTACCAACGGTTTCGGGGCATTTGTCGCATATTGATGCCATTAAATCCCTTGATGTAAATACAATGAAGTCTTTACTCAATATTGATAAAGATAGTAATGTTTTATGCATTAATAAACAAGAAGTATATAATTATATGAATAGCATTGACTTAAAAGAGTTTACAAATATATATGGAACTGTGAATTGTATTCTTCCTTTGCATGAGGATGACACTCCTTCTGCTCATATCTATGAAACTGATAATGGTACTCAAATATATAAGTGTTTTGGATGTAAAGCAAAGTATACAATAATATCATTAGTAGAAAAATTAGCTAAATGTAAAAGGGTTAAAGCCATTGAATTTATCAAAAAGGTTTACAATATTGAATTACAACAAACTGAATGGCAAAAAGAGCAATTAGAAATACTTGATACGAATATTGAATTGCTATTGTCTGATGAATTTAAAGAAATATATCCACAACTACACTCGCTCATAAGGACTAGAAAATCTAATCTTATAGCATTGAATAACTTTGCAAAAATGAATGTTAAGGATGAGGGTTTTAGTTTAGATGATAATCCTTTATTCTTTGTATCGTTGAATAATTTGATGGACATATTCGGCTCAAAGGATAAAACTAGGGTTTCTCAAAGTGTTACATTATTTACTTTACTGAGTTTACTTAATAAGATCCCACATGAAAGATTGCCAGAAGAAACTTTGAAGAAAGCAAAACATATTGCAGCGAAATATAAACATAAGAAATTGACTAACTTTTATAGTATTGATTCTTATGGTGTAAATTCATTAGAGGAAAGTAATAAGATTGCAATCGTATTAAAAGAAAATAATATGTCTTTAAAGGGGTTATCTAGAGAGTATCTATTAAGAACCTTTGGAGTTGATTTCACCAATAGAGTATTCCCCCAATATGCTTATGAAAATGATTTAGGGACTACAGAAAAATCCAATGATAATAGTTTGGTAATTGCTCGATATATCTTAGATGGAATTGATGCTCAAGGTTATGTATTAGAGAAGGATTTAAGAGTTAATTATACTACTGAAAGTCAATGGAAACGTAGTATTCAGGAGATATTGGATAGTTATGGATTGGTTAAGGTGACTGCTAATAAGGAAATTAAGAATAAATTTAATATTGATTGTCCTGCTAGGAGTTATCCTAAGATTATTATTAGAAAAGAAGATTAAAGAATACTCACCTACTACATATATATAATATTCATCTTGAGTATATTATATATATGTAGTATAATTATCATGAAGTGAGGTGATAATATATGAGTTGTAAAAATAATGACAATGGGTTATGTACTATTATGGATATTGATTGTGGACATCCAGAAGAAAATAATCCTGAATTATATAATGAAGAAACTGGATTCCCTTGTATCTGTGGATTATTTGAGGTTGATAAGTACTGATATTGTTGTTATATATGGGTGAAATATGGAACTATAAAAATTGGGTTTAATTCATATTTAAATATTGTGGAACAAAATAAATGAAAGAGGTTAAACAAAATGAAAACTAAACTTACTATCCAAGATATTAGTAAACAAGAAATACAATTACCGATAGTCGTTCAATTATATGGTAATGATTTTTATATGGTTGGGAAATCATCTAATTCAGATAATGTTAATCTAATTAATTTAGCAACTGGAGTATCACATTGGGATACTTATACTAGTGTCCAAGACATACTTAAATCTCATAAAGGATCAAGAATTGTAAACTCCGAGATTATCATTAATTCCTAAATGCATAATGCACAAGGGATAGGTTTGTCTATTCGTCTAGTAATAAATAATATATAATAAGGAGTGTTTCATTTAAAATGTGTGAATATTGTATTGAATATCAAGAAACAAGTTCGTGCTCTGGTGATGAGGGTATTATGCACGACAATAAAAAAGATAAATATTATTTTGTAGCAGAGCATTATGCAGGGGAACGTATTAAAGTAGAAATCAAATTTTGTCCTTGGTGTGGTAAGGAATTAAAAAATATTGAACTGGATGACATAAAAGATAAATATTATAAATCATTAATTAATAATCAAGAGTTATTATATAAAATATGTGAATTAAATAATGAATTAGAAGGCGTTCTCCAAGAAAATGATTTATTAAAAACTAATGTTGTCATGTAAAAAACTGGGGTAATGAAAGGATGATATATAATTTTAAATGTAAATAAAATATATAATGAAGACTGCATTGGAGAAAAGGGAATGTGCTTGATTCCAGATAAATCTATTGACATGATCCTTTGTGACTTACCTTATGGCACAACTGCTTGTAAATGGGATACAATTATTCCGTTCGATAAATTATGGGAACAATATACAAGAGTTATTAAGGATAATGGAGCAATAGTCTTATTTGGTAAACAGCCCTTTACTAGTTCTCTAATAATGAGTAACCCAAAATTATTTAGATATGAATTGATTTGGGATAAGGTATGTGCTTCAAATCCTATGTTAGCTAAGAAACAGCCACTCCAGAAACATGAAAATATTGAGATTTTTTACAAGAAACAACCTACCTATAATCCACAAATGGAAGAGGGTAAAATGTGGAGTAGAGGAGGAAATACAAAAACAAAACAAATACATGAGGGAGAAAATATAGCAGTCGGTAAGAGACATAATGATACTTCAAATTTGAAAAACCCTAAAAGTATAGTGACATTTTCTACGGCAGATAGAACTAAAAAACTTTTACACCCAACTCAGAAATTAGTCAATCTATTTGAATGGTTAATCAATACATATACTAATGAGGAAGATTTAATATTAGACAATTGTATGGGTTCAGGGACTACAGCTATAGCTTGCATAAATACTAATCGTAATTACATAGGATTTGAACTAGACAATACATATTACAATCTAGCGAATGAAAGAATCAGAGAGCATTTAAGTAAAGTTAGTGAAGATAGTAACAACTAATATATAATATTATACATATAGTTTAGTTTTAAGGAGGGTATTTTACCCTTCTTTTTATTATGTAATTTTTATCAACAGAAGGTAATGGATTGATCCTCCATTATTAGAGACAACTCGCGTCTCGTTTCTGTTGATTTTTTATATTTTAGGCGAGTAAAAGAAAGCGAGATGTTTGTTAATGTCTAGATCACAACAATTCAAACCTATAAAACCATATGAAGAATATGTAGTAGATTTTAAAAAGGCATGTAAGGAATTAGGGAAAACTTTAACATCTACCGAGTTGAATAGACACGATTTTGGATTGCCTCAAGTTCACTGGTTCATAAATAATTGTTCTAGTTTAGATGTAACAACATATAATGAATTTCTTGTATATATAGGATGTGAATTATTTAGAAAATATAGAAAATATACATATGAAATAGCATTTGAGGAATTTGCAAAGAGAGGACTAACTTTGCTACCGCAAGTATATGTTAATTGTTCAGTCCTTATGGACTACATTTGTCCAAAGCATCCAGATGTTATTCAACATAAATCAGTAAACAACCTCATATTTGGAAACAATAAGAAAGGTGAAGGATGTTTATATTGCTATTTGGATTACAGAGTTGGTGAAGGTGCTCCGTCTTGGAAGGGAGGAACATCTTTTTTAAATACTTATCTAAGGGAATATATTGGTAAATGGAAGAAAGATTCAATGGCAGACTGTAATTATAAATGTGTAGTTACAGGCAATGGATTTCACGCTATACACCATCTATACTCATTTAATAAAATGTTAAAGGAAATAATTGAAGAATGTAACCTTCCTATCCATACAATAATTGGTGAATATACAAATGAGGAATTAGATTTATTAAAACAAGTTAGTATTAGGATACATGCCAAATATCCTTTAGGGGTTTGTTTATCAAAGAGCATACATAGTATGTATCACAAGATTTATGGAGATGATAATACACCTGATCAATTTGATGAATTTAAAGTAAGATATAATAATGGAGAGTTCGAAGATATTGTTGTCGTCGTAAAACATAAACCAAAGATAATTAAGCCAAAACCTATTAAATCAAAACCTGTTGATACAAGGGTTAAATATACTTCTGAACAACTTGCAGAAATAAGATATAAATACGAGAATGAAAATTGCACATTAGAAGAGTTGTCAATAATGTATTCCGTTAAACAAGCTATTATTAAAAATATTGTAACATATAAAAGGGCTCAAGGATGGATATGTCTAATTTGATAAAATAGTAAATTAAACGTCTATACGAGGTGAATACTAAAGAGTTATGCAATCCTTAAAATGGACTGCATAACTCTTTTTTTTATCCCTTTTACTTTACTTTATTGACCATTTCATCAATTACGAAGGTTTGCGTAAGACTTGTGTGGATTGTCTTCCCACCTTCTCTGAGAATATTTAGCCAAAGTTTATTGTCTCTTGAGAAGAAAATTTTATCATCTTTTAATTTACTTAGTTTCTCAACCCAATTTTCAGGATTATCCATTAGATATTTAGCTACATGGAAGAATCCATTAAGAAACATCGGTTCAAGCAAAAATGTCTGTTTCCGAATTTCCCTCCGCTGTTTGAATTCCATATTACCCATTTGATCTTTAAATAGATAAATCAATTCAGACCAGAACTTTGATAGGAATTCGACAATTTGGTCTGAATCCTTTTGGGTCTGTGGTTTAAAAATTCTAATACCGTTCATAAGTGTGCTAAAAAGCATGATATTGTTTTCTTTAGGATTAGAACTTATTGTTTCTATCTTATTGTGTAGTTCTGAATTAATAATAATTTCTTTTGCCATATCATGCGAAGGGTCGAAAACATTTAATGCTTCTGCTTTATTTTTCCCAATTTTCTTTCCTGCGTTTGCGTATTCACTGAACAATGCCATAGCTTCTTCCCTTGACAAAAATTCTAAAAACACGGGATATTCAAATAATGCAGGATTTGGATTAGATTTGTCCTTTTTATTTAATTTGACCATCTTGATGCAACTGAAAACCCTGTGACCACCATCTACCACAGCTAATCTGTTGTTTACTTTTAAAGTATTTTCTTCCTCATTATACTCCAACTCTTCTTCATACTCTTTAAAGTAACAGAAAGTCAAAGCACCTCCTGCAATTTTCCCAGATTGCATAGGTTTTAAGATATCGTCTACGTGACGGTTTGTTATAAGGGGTCTCTTTTCTCCTTGTATATTTTTACGGTAGCCTCTTTGGATCTCGTAATCATAGTAAATTACCCCGGATTTGAAAAGATCATTAATCCTCTCAGAAGTTAAAGTAGTCATCCATTTATGAATTTTTCCATTACGATAAACTGGATAAACATTCTCAAATTCCCATTCTTTATTGTCTTGTTTAGTTAATTCCTTAAACATTTTATTCTCTTCTCGTTTTAACTTTGCTTCTGCTTTTAATTGTTTTTCATTTTTCTCTTGACTATCTGATTCAGTTTCTTGCTCTTCCATTTTTGTCTTTTCGCTCAAACTCATTAACTTAGGCATTGCATTTTCTTCAGTGTTCTCGTGTTCTTCTGAACCATCCCTAGTACCTTTATCCCAAATACTGTCATTCTCCATTTCAGAACTAGATGCAGTTTCTTCTTGTGCTTTATTCTTTCTACTCATGTTCATACCCTCCATTAAAAATTCTATTTTTGGCACTAATTCCATATAAATCAAGTCCCTTCTTTTGAGTATATATTAATAATATCCATAAATCAAATAAAATAGACCTAAAACGTTAAAATTCAATACATAATGTTTTTCTCTCTAAGAAAATTCTTTTCCTCACTCAAAACCTGATCAATAATTTCTTCATCAACATGTTCCATCCGTTCACCTATATAATCAATCATTTGGCTTCTACTTACAGTCAATCTCCTAACTCCTTTAAATATATTACTCATATATCCCACCCATATCACTACCTTTCAAATTGTCGCCTAAAATGAAATAAGAAGCAAACTAATCACTCCTTATTTCATTATGCTCATATAACTAATAAATAATACTTTACTCCTCTATATTTATTCAGTCGCAATCCTATATAAATCACCACTCATAAAATGAAATATCTTATGCCATTCTTCTAGAGATAATGTTTCAATCCAATTCAATTTCTGTTGTCTATATAATGCTACCACATAAGATAATCCATCTTCATAAACATTCATATCACTTTCAATATCATAAACATTAAATCCAAATTCATTCTTTGTGATAACATATTTACCTTTCCAATCATAATCTTGTCCTAATTTCCACATAATTAATTCGCTCTCCTTATTTTATTTTATGAAGCGATAAAAATAATTCCTAGAATAGCACATATTCCAAATCCATATATAAAAAACTTTCGGAACTTAAAAAAGATAATAAATAATAGAATAAGCATGGTAGGGACTAAAAATGGACTTGAATTACTTTGGGCAACCAACTCATGATGGAATAGATAATTAGTTGGGTCAATTAAAGTAGTGCCATCAAAACTGTACTCGCTCACATGCAAATGTTCAGCAGTTGTTCTTCCGCTGTTTGGACTGCCCACAGCACCTCCTGTTTCAGCTAAAAGTTCATTGACACCCACACGTTGCCCTTGTGTGACGTTTATCTTACTCAAGTGTCCATATACTATAATCCTACCATCATCGAGCTTTAAACGTACAGTATTACCCAACCATTGATCAATTGTAAGAGAGATTGTCCCTGAATCTTGGGAATAAATTTTTGTCCCAGTAACACAGGCCAAATCTAAACCTGAATGGGGAGAGGCATGAAAGTTATCAACCTCATGCCAATTTGTAGTAATACGAAAATCCGTAATACTTTTCATTTAACTCCCTCCTAATCTTCAAAAGGACTCCCATATTTCATACTACATTCTAAATCTATATGACTTCTATCAATGAGTTTATAACACTTGTCTATTAAATCAGGTGCTTTCGTTGTAAATACTGCATATTCCCTATCATAATTGACGATGTTAATAGTGTGGAATTTTTTAAGTTCCAGAGCTTCTTCTATCGTAATTCCACCTTGCATTAATTCTTCTTCCAATAACCTCAAATTCTCTTTAGTGGTTTTAAATAACATAAAACTAGCACCAGACCCTTTAATAATTGGTAACAATCCTTTAAGGTCTGTGAGCATATGGCTAGTAAAAACATAACTTAATCCGTATTTAGCCGATTCACGACAATTTCCCTTGATCATATTACATACCTCTGGGAAGTTGTGGATCTCATCAAGTATTACATTTGTGATTCTAGGACTTTTTTGTTCTCCTCTAGAAAACATACTCAACCATAATTTTGAATAGATAAATGAAACCAAAGGTCTTAGAGCAGTTCTGCTTACTTTAAGTTCGGAAACTTTAATTAACACACAGTATCCATTATCAGCCCAATATCTAAAGTCAATCTCATCATTGGGTTTTACACTAAGCAACAATTCCATAAGGTAATCATTTGTCATTATTGATGCTCTGTCTATAATTCCTCCTATTAAATCATATCTTGTCCCTTCAGTTTTAGGGTCGTCTAATCTTCTTAATTCTTGAACAATAATATTTGATTCAGGCAAACCTGATCTTTCAATAAATTCATCTCTAATATCCCTCTCTTGAAGCACATCTAAAACATCTTTAATATTCGTTCCTTCTTGTGATAAAACTAGCTTTGCTGCACATGCTAAGAATCGTTTCATTCGTGCACTAAATTTCTCTTGAACTGATCCTGCTCCAACGCTCTCAATAAATGATTCAAGATTTCCTGCAATTTGACTTGCTAACATCATTCTGTGCTTCTTGTCTGTTTCTCCTTGATGTTTTCTGAGTTCACTCCATGCTAATGAAAGTAGATAGTCTAGATTACTATAATCCAATACAATAATTTTATGATGGAATTCTGGTGGCAGGTGATCTCTTATTGCATCGGCTAGTTCACAATTTTTAATGCTGTCAATTACAAAAACTGATTGACCTGCTTTCATAGATTTTATTGCAAAGTGTATTAGGTAGTTTGTTTTACCTGCTCTTTGCATACCAGCTAATATTTTGTGCATTGCAGCAATATCTTTGTTTCTCGTGTTCCAATAAGCTATAAATTTATTTTCCTTATATGATGCTTCTCCTATAGGAATTTCTCCATTTAATAATTCCTCTGGTATAGGAACCTCAGTAATTTGAATTGCTTTCATACTCTCCTTGAAGTCTCCCTGCATTTTGCGATTGGGTAATCTCAAGAATGGCATGATCTCTTTCGTAGAAAATACATTCTTACTAGTTAAATGCCCTTCAAATTCTCTATCCTTGCTCTTATGTTTTCCTATTGTAGTAAATTCCAACTCTTGCTCTGCATCCAACACCTTAAAAACTCCTGAGAATATCTTTTGATAGTATCTTGTCCTTTCTTCACTAGTGCAATAAAGTCTAATCTGACATTCAAATCCATTTCCATTTATCTTTTGTTTTGTCAGATTGGCATTGCGATACATATTCCCTCCCCAACTATCAATTTGCTTTTCCTTTTTTGAATATGCTTCTTTTTCTTTCTTATCTACTCCAACAATTATGTCTACTAAATCTAGAGCATTTTCAACAGTACCCATTATGCTTTCAATAACAGAAATTGCTTTACTAGGATGAACTGCCAGTTCTTCCCCATTTTTACGTTTAATGTTTGCTTTAGCCCAATCTTCTTTCCATTTTTCATTAAGGGGATTTAATGCAACTTGAAGTAAAACTTTATCGTCAGGTTGGACTGAATTTATAACTGACAATAAATTTTCTAATAAACTATCATCTGCATTAGTATTTAATGAAAACATAAAATGTTTTTTCTGTGCAAAAGTACAATAATATTTATTTACAAAATTATGGAAATAATCTTCTTCTAGTTCCTTTACCGCAGCCACACGAAATACACGATCAATTTTATTTACTAATACCTCTGTATATTTATCGGGTATGATATAATTGAATGAAATATTTTTGCCTTCATATAAAACTTCATAATAAATAGGACTTGATTGGTTTATTACAAATGATTTATTAAGGTAATCATATTTAAACATTCCTTCATGAATTGCACTTGCAGTATCTAAGATTTGTTTAAGTGCCTCGCCACTCTCGATAAAACGAGAGGGCGTAATAGAGTATGCTTTGTATCCAAAGGTTTCTCTTTTAAGTTTTGTTGGAAGGATCTCTCTTTTTCTAAAGTTGATTAATGCTTTTTGTTGCATTTTAAATCCTCCTTATTTGATATTTGTGATTACCTTTTCTAAGAATCCATTTATGGTTAAGATTCCTACATAAAATATTGCCAATAAACCTAAACCTTTTAATAAATTTTTAATCATAATTAACACTCTCCTCTTAATTTAATGAACTAGATTTTTAATACTACCTTCCAGAATAACTTGAAGACAATATAGACCATAAAAACTACATACATTCTTGAGAAATCAATTTCTCTTTTGCGTCCATCCTTCCTAATGAAAGACATATACCCTAAATATATGAGATACATAACCAATGCTAGAGTCGCAATTTCAGGTAGATTGTGCATCATTGATTCTGTCTTAACTTTTCCTGCTTGGAGAACCTTGTCACCAACGTTCCCCAACCCCTTTTCTATTCCATTAGAAATTCCTTTCTCTATAAAATTAGCTTCCTCTGGTTTAGCAAAAGCGGGATTCGGAATAAAAGGATTTACAGTTATGTCACTAAAGAATCCAGCCATAAAATGTCACCTCATTTAATTACAATTTTATCAATAGTGTTATTAATAAACATTACAATAAGGTAAGAACACTTAACTAATAGAAAACCGAACAATAACCCTCTTAATTTTTCTACCATCTGAGCAACGTCTGGTCTTCGTATTTGCGTGTAGCCGAGAACACACACAGAGTACAAAACCATCACCATTGCTATTTGAACTAATATGGGATATACACTGGTGTGAAATGGTTCAACTAACATGTATATTCCTCCTTTAAACTTTATCTCTTGCCGAAGATTTTAAATCCAGTAACCTTCATCCCAATTCTGATAATAACAATCCCAATTGTCACTAAAAACCCATAAGAAATAATGTTTAAAATTGTTTCTAAAGTTTTCATCATAATTTTTTCTCCTTTCATGTATATAATTTTTGAAATGGGTGATACTACAATTATGGTCGTAAGCAAGAAATTCAAAACCGACTAAAGAGAAATAAAATAAAAATTGAAAGAAGGTTTTAATATGTTTTTAGGAATTGGAATGATCTTAACTGGTTTAGGAATTACAGGGTATAGCGTAATCCAATTGGCAAATATTGCATCAAGTCTTTTGAAATAAAGTACTAAACGTACTGGCATAATTTAGATACCCCACGCATATTTATTTGCATACGCATGTATGTGAAGAAAATCTAAGAATGATTATACCCTTTTCCCAATCCCCTCATTTGAGGGGTATTTTTTTGGTTTTCTTTAGTTTAAACCTAGTTTTACAATGGCAACTATTCCGATTGTATAAACTGCGGATATCCCTAAAGTACCTTTTATATACCACATTGGAGGCTTAGTTCTCTTTGATAATAGAGGATATATACCTACAATAGTTATGGCAATTATGGCTAGAATCTGAGCAATTTCTTGATACATAATTTACACACTCCTCTTAATTTAATTAACCTTTCAATCCTTTAATCCCTGATTTAACTCCAATCCCCAAGACACCAATTAGTCCAATACTAAAAACTGCAAACCCTAATAACTCTGCAACCATTTTGTAAAACAACCATGATTCAACATAAGCACCCTCGTTTATTTGCATTATTAAATATCCACCAACTAAACATGTTGCACTTACTACTAATTTTTTGTTGATTAGCCTTCTCACGCTAATTCCTCCTCTTATTTAACAGATAATTTTTGACTTTTGAAAATTGAATATACAATTTTGATTGCTTGAACCCCATACACAAATTTCATTGCTTGAATGCCACAGAAGATCAAAACTACATATGAAGTGATATTAAGAACTAATAATAAATTTTGCATAATTTCTCCCTTCTACTTAATTAAATTATGCGACATTGAATCATTTACTGCTTGGTATAGATGTTTAACTAAATTTCCATCAATCACACCATGATTAGTACATTGGTAAATTCCATTAATATCAATATAAGGGGCTAATAGTGATACAGCGTCATCTGTAAAGGTAAAAGTGAATCCCATAACCATTAAACCTTTAAGAACTTGTGGAATTACAACCTTACAACTATTGATTAATTTAGGATTGTGATAAAATCCAATGATTTTCATTAACTTTCCTCCTCTTTATATACATATCGTACTGCTTTGGTAACAATGATAATTGCACCTGAATATAAAACTACTTTAAGAAGAAACAATAGTGAAACATTCATAATCTCATCCTCCTCAAATTTTAATCCTAACTTAACCCTTACCCAAAATTCCTAACATCACTATTCTCCAACAAATCAACAATAGCTAAATAGTAATCCATATGCTCCTCTGGAGGTTCAATATCCCATCCTCGATCAAAATTTGCCATCATTCCATATTGATTTTGAATGCATAATTTTGATATTCTTCCACCATCAATTCCATACTTTGAACCAGTATTGAACAGTTTAGCGTCAAAACTAAATCCGCCACATTCACCCTGAACCCAATTGTCTTCGTTATCAAATCTTGTGAAAATTGCTTCCATATCAATTCCTCCTAATCAAAATCTCTTTCTGGACTATTTTCTAACAATTCCATAACACATTCAAAATACTCCACATTCTCTTCATTAATCTCAATACCATCACTATGATCATCATAATTGTAATTAAAGATACAAACATGACCTTTGTACATAAACATATTACTGACTCTTCCTCCATTTAAGCAATATTTTGAAGGTTCATTGTATAATTTAGCACTGAAACTAATGTTGTCTCCGACTATTCCATTAACCCAATTAGTATTCTCTCTAAAGTCTGTAAACTCTGCTTCCATGTTTTTTCCTCTCCTTTACACTCCCAATTTCTTAAAAACTTCAACCATCTCAATATTCTTATCAACAATCCATTCAGGAACTTCAATCCCATTATCCTCATAATAATGATTAATCATCGCAAGTCTGTCAATTCTTGCATAAAAATCATTCAATAGTTCAGCACCATCTAGTTCATTTAATTCTTTCGTAGTCATAATTTCATCCTCCTTAAATTTAATCAGTCAACTCTCCTCTTAGGATAAATATTATCGTCATCTTCCCAATCAGGAAACTTAATCAAAAATACACTACTATCCTCTAAATCTACTCTGATAGAAAATCTCTGATCGCATATTGGACAATAATTTAAAGCGTGAATAATTTGTGAATCATTTTCCTTTGTGATAATGGATTTATCAGTGAGAATAAGACTTGTGGTTTCGCATATTCCACAATTATAAGTTCTACCTCTAAGACGTTTTTCTACTCTACTAAAGATAACATTTTCAGGTTTTAAAACAGTGTAATTGGTCATTGATAATCCCTCCTTACTCCCAACTAAAATCACAATCGCCACACCGATACTCTAAATTCTCTTCGTCATAAATCTCAAATTCATCACCGCATTCATCAACTTCTAAAGTATCTAAATTAATTTTAGCCATTCCAATTACTAATCCATGACCGATGATATTTTCACTGTTACATTTGATGCATCGTTTCGGAATGATCTTCTTAACTTCTTTAGATTCTCTAATACTACTTTTACTTCTGATCTTTAAAACATCACCCAATTTTCTCAATTTCATCAATCCCTTTCTGTGTCAAATAATAAGTGTTTGACCGAATCTCCTTAAATCCAAGTCCAACCATTCCTAACAATTGCAAGTGATACAAATTATTGCGTGTACGAAAGAGATTGAGATCAATTGAAATACTGACGTTTTTAATGGTTCTGCTGTTCATAGCATCAACTAATCCCTCACTTTTCAGATGCATTAGAATATCAATTTCTACTTTGCTTAACATCTTTATTAGCTCACCTCACTTTACCTTATACCCATATATAGTCTAGTGCTGATTGTCTATATTCATGGGATTTTATGGATATATTTCGCTCAATAAACACTAAAATAAAGGACATAATAATAGTACAAAATCAAAAAGGAGGGAAAATACATGACAGCAAATACTAAAAATAAACTATCAATAATTATAGTTCTAGCAATTGCATATGGGTTTACAGCAATTGTGATGGCTCACAATATGGGATATATGTAAAAAGGTAAAAGAAAAGCCCTGATTTCTCAGGACTAATCTTCAAACATATCAAATTTAATTTCTTTTACTGGTTTAATTTTAACCTCTTCAACCTCAACCACTTCTATATAACAATCCTCATCCTCTGCCATTACTATATCTTTTCCCTTGAAAAAATAATCATACAACGCTCTCCTAATTATCTTACCCATCTTTCTTCTAGGAATTGTATCTAACAAAGGTTTTAAGACATCATCATCTCTAAATGTTCTGATTTCCCCCATGATAAATTTTGCACCACCTTACTTGCACCTCTAACATTAGAAAATTGTCCTTTGTGCAAAACCTTATTTGTCCAAGGCAAGAAATGATATATTGCTTCCCCTCCTCCACCTACAACAACTATTTGATCTAATTTTTTTAACTCGTAATAAGTTGAAATATCACTCTTAATTAATGTTGCTTGATCTGGATATAAATGAGCTACTGAATTAAAACCATTGAATAAATCAACTTCATATATTTTTTTGCCTTGAAGTCCTCTTTTATAAATCTGATGCATTCCATTATTAGTTGTATGAGACATTTCCCTAACAATTTCTCCTCTGAGTAAATAAATATAGTTTACAGTTCCCATTCCTACATCAATTATTAAAACTGTATTTGGGATTTCTTCTTTTATTTTACCTTCATCATCAAGAAAATAATCCATTCCTGCACAGTATCCTTGCGGAAGTGAGCGTATAAGTTCAGGTTTAAAATTATAATTGTAAGTAGTATTTCCTATTTTATAAGCAATATCCATATTTCTTGAAAACATTTCTACAATTTGTTTCTTTTCACTGAAATAAGATTCAAATGGAAACAAGAAAACGATTTTATTCTCACCTTTGTAATTACATAAAGCATATTTTGTTAATGTTTTAAATGTAGATTGTTCTGTTTTGATTTCATCAAGGGAATAATCTTGAGCATAACCATGTAAAATTGCATCTTCACCGATATAATTTCCATCAATTTGCCATAGTTGTTTTTCTGTAAAAGTTTCTTGTGCTTTGCCTATTACTGATAGGATTTTTAATTCTCTTCCTTTAGAGTCTCGTGCTTTTCCATAGCTGTTTCCGCAATCCCAGAACAACATGGACAATCCCTCCTTAATTTGTATTACAATTGTATTACAATCTTATGGGAGTGGACATTGCAATATTCCTACTACAAAATTTCTTTTCTGTCGAATAAAGGATTTTAGAATCTAATGTAGAATGTTAACATTAACATTAACATTTAGGAGGACATTATGGATGCAGATATCATGAGTAAAAAATATTTGGATATGCCATCTAAACCATCATCTGTCTTGAAAAAGCTAAAGGGACTGTATATTACTCTGGACAACCTTCATAAATTAGCAAACTTTAAAGATAAATATAGAACATCTGAATCAGGACTTGCAAACAAAGCATTAGAAGAGTTCTTTGAGAAATATGAGTAAAAGGAAGTGATTTTGTATGAAAGTATTGGACAAGTTAAAAAAGAAACCTTCTACTTCTAAGAAGCAATCTATTTTTCATAATGCTAATCCTCGTATAATCGCAATCGTAGCTCATAAGGGAGGTGTCGGAAAGACAACCATTACCTTAAACCTCTCGGCCTCACTTGCTAAAAAGGGCAAAAAGGTTTTAGTAATGGATCTTGATAGTCAAAACAATACTGGTTTATTCTTTGGAGTACAAGATTATATAGGAAAAATTCCAACTATGTCGGACATCTTATATCAATCAGCAACTCCAGATAAGGCAATAATTAGAGTAAGAGACAACTTAGATTTGATTCAAGGCAACAGAATGCTTGCTAAATTCGTTCTTGAGCGTGGATTAGAAGCAGGTTCGGGTCTTATATTAAAAAACGTCATGGAAGACAATAAACCATTCTTTGCCCAATATGACTACATTTTTTTCGATTCAAGTCCCTCCCATTCGATATTACACTTAAATGCTTTGCTTGCTGCACAGACAACATTTGTTCCTTTGATATGTGACTTCTTTTCTGTCAATGGAGTAGCACAAATAAAGCAAACTATTGATGAAGTAAACCAGAACATAGACCTTTTGAAAGAGTATGATACAGACGGTGTTTATAACTACATGGATATTGGGATGATCATACCCAACATGTTAGATAGAAGAATGAAAAATCGTGTCGATAAAGCATTAGACGTAATAAAGGAGGTTTACCCTACCAAGTTATCTACTACGCCAATTCGTGTATGTAGTTCTTTAATGGATTGTCCTGAAAAACACTTGCTCATTGGAGAATTAGCACCTCATTCTAGTGGCTCAGAAGATTTTGACCTTTTAGCAGAGGAGGTATTAAGCCTTGTCTGATCAATTATTTAATCCTGCTATGGTTCTTTCAATGCCTAGTAAGGTTAAACAATCAAAAAACAGTAATATGCATGAGGCTGTAAAGACTAAAGTAGATGAAATACCAAAGAAAATAATCCCTAAAAAGATCAAGGTTATTAAACCACCTGTTAAAGAAATCATAATTCCTCCTGTAGAATTAACTGTAGAACCTGAAATCACACCTGATATTAAGAGAACAATTCTAACTAAAGAAAAAGGTAAAACAAGAACAAGTTATATTATTGATAAAAAGATTGTAAATTACATTGATAATATCTCAAGAGAATTAAAATATGCAGAAATTCAGAACTATCACCAAGGCATTATTGCTGAAGAATTTCTAAGAATTGGTCAGTATCTCTATGAAAAGTACAAACATAAACTCTCAGAGACAATAACCAGTGGAGATCAAGTATCAGAATTCGTTTTTCGTGAATTTCGTAAAGAGTATGATATTGTAGATGATGACTAGAGATAAATGCTCTCAGATAGAATTTAACGCTATCTAAGGGCATTTAGTTTTGTTAATGTCTTCTTTATGCTTAAAATATCTAAAACTCCTTAAACGCTCTTGTATGCCTTCTAAGTAATTTATGCCACACATATACCCATAGATGTTTATGTATTTATGTACTTGAACATCTATATTTTTATGCTCATATGTATTTATACGCATATATGTCTATGTGCTTATACATTCAAACACATATGATTATATATTCATAAACCCATAGATGTATGTAATCATAAACCCATATGAGTATATAAACATAATTGCATAAGTACATATATGTTTATCCGTCTATGGGTTTAGATGTTTATACGCACATGTACTTATGAGTTTAGATTCATATGAGTATATATGTTTAGGTGTATATGATTTTAAATGTACAAGTACATATGCGCTCATACTCTTATGGCTTCAAGTACATAAATGTTTATACTCATATAATTATAAACGCATATGAACATAAACATATAGACCCATATCCATTCATGTACACATACTCTTGTACGCATATGAGGATATGAGTCTATATTATTTTGATTGCAAATATTGGGGGATATAGTACACTAATGGTAAGTATTTTGTCCACAAAGGAATAACATTGTAGAAACATATCAACAGGTGGATAGATATGAAACATTGTGTAGAAATTCATTTTAGAAATAGCAAAACCCATGATTGTGAATCAGTTTGGCTGCCGATCACAAATCATGGGCTGGACATGAAAAATATTTGTTTACTAATACAAGGGGGTTTCTCTGTTCTTTTAGTATAACATGTATTTTCTTAATGTCTAGTTCAATATACCCAAATGCTAGAGATGAGGAAAATATTGTGGCAAGTTTAGATCAATATGAAGGTAACTTTACTATTTTCAATAATGAGATATGGGAAATTGCAGAGGAGTTTGACTTATCCAATGGGGCCATAGTGCTTTATATGAAAGTTAAAAGCATGATGTATGGTAGGAAGAAATCAATTTTTCCTAGTCAGTTGTACTTATCAAAGGCACTACGATGCTCTGTAAGAAGCATTCAGAGATTTATAGGGGAATTGGTAAGGGCATCGTGTTTAGTGTCTTTACAGAGGTATACTACAAGCAATTTATACTCTCTCCTTCCTATTAAGAGGGCAGGGGAGATAGAAGGGGATAAGAAGTTTAGTATTTCTTTAAAAAGAGACATGCCAACGGTGACGCACAAAGAAGAAACCATCCCTTTAATATTAAACTCTGTATGTAAAACTGAAAATATTAGAGACGATGATGAAACTTTATCCACAATTTTTATATTGGGGAGCAATGGGATTGACATTGATAGTAACAGAGGTAAACAGTATCAAAATATTATGAAGCAAGAACAGGCAACCCCAAGTCAATTAGACTTTGCACTGAAGATGGTTAATGAAAAAATATTACATAATAAAATCAAGAAGAGTGAATTTGGATTAGTAGTATCGTCAATTAGACAACAGAAAAGTGGTTTAGTAATCTTGTATCCATCAAAAAACATAAGCATCTCTCAAGATCAAAAGAGACCAAAGAGATGCCAAAATAGGAGAGACGTTTATGATAAATTCTACGCTTAATGAGTATTCTTAATCATCTGTTTTTAGTAATATTAATTATGAGACTCAATAAAATTAGATTATTAAGTTATAGATAGATACTCTCCATAATACATCCACACAAGTTTCTCTCCCGTGTCTGGATGTTTACCTGAAAATGGTCTATTGTGTCTGCAACATTGAGCAATATCACTGCTACTATACATATTATATTTTCTAGACGCTTCTGTTTGTGTATTGAAAATTTCATTTGTAGTTAGGCATATTACTTTACTGTGATTAATATATTTGCACCACTTTAGTTCTGCACCTTGTTTTAAGTATCTTAATACAGTTGCTCTACTAATCCTTAATTTATCTGCTATTATTATTGTTTTATTGATTCCAGAATTCCACAAATTACATGCCTCCTTGACCATGTTTTTGCAAGCATATTCAGAGCATTGTAGCCAATTAATATCTTCTTCTTTGAAGTTTAATAACCGTGGAATCTCGCTGTGCATTATACTATTTTTAATCCATTCTAGTTGAGAATACCTGCAATCTAAAACTATATAATTCCCTATGTTATTATCTTTAGCATTTTGTTCCTTTAATTTATCATTCTCTTGCGTTTTATCTAATGACATTTTCCAATTAGCATTCTCTTCATAATGCTGTAACCCATGAGTCTCGATTATGCAATTTATTTCTGAAATAAAGTTATCATACTGGTATTTACCACACCATTCAAAAGTAGATTTAGATAACTGAGTTTTAAATATTATATCTAGTTGACATAGAACGCTAAACATAAATTTTTCAGGATATGGTACTCCGTCGGAACATTTAGGACAATTAATTCCATATCGTATAAAATTTTTAATAATTCTTTTATTTTGAAATTCACATTCAGGGCATCTAATCAAAGTGGATTTTTCGGAGCCACTTGAATATTTTAATACATCTTCCTTATCAACAAAAAAATCTACCAAATCAGGATTGGTGACTGCAATTTTGTTACATTTGGTGCAACAAATACTCCCCACTTCACCACTTGTAAAATTACTAATGTCTCTTAACTCTGATCCATGCTCATGATATGTCAAACATTTAAACCAATATCCTTTTCCATTTAGCCCTTTAGAACTATAGGTAACATCAATAGGGTTTATTCCATTTAAATCATAGTCCCAACGAGATAATATCCTATCAGCATCTTCTTTAGATAAATTAAGGTAACACCACTCATAGAAACTAACCCATTTCTTATGCCCTGCATTACCACACTTAAAGCAATAACATTCTCCATTTTCTTTTACACTTCTTTTATAGTCACTCCATTTTATATTTAATGTTTTTTCACATCCATCACATATAACATCAACTAACGAATTACACCTATCTTGTAAATCTTGCGTTTTTACTCTAATTTTTGTTCCTCTTTTAACACAATTTATTCCATATTTATCTATTCTCCTTGGTATCTTATATCCTAATTTTTCATAGTATTTAGTATTTATTGAGGATAATCCCACTTCAACTTCTTTAGTAACCAACATAAATTCTAACCCTCCTCTCAAAATAATCATACTTACCACTACCTATATTATACTACTAATCCATAGCAAAGTCAAGTTAATATTATATATAGTTTAATAGACTTCACACTCTATATTGAGCATAAAGTCTATAATTGCTTTTAACCCTTAATATCAGGAATAACAATCTTCACAGCATCAAATATTTTCTTCCAAGCATCTTTAGTAAAAATTAATTCATGTTCTACCTCATCTTCATCAATTAGAACCATGCCATATTTTAAATCTTCATTCATTTTAAGTTTCTCCTTATCTTTCATATTAAATATTGATAACCTACCGCCTATCTCAGTAAGTTATCAATATTACTACATTATATTATTTTATTCTACTACATTCCAAACTTTATGATTTCTTATTTGTCCATTCCCATTTTGCTCCCAAATAGAAATTTGTTTAACCTCTCCAGTATGATAAGTAGCATTCATATTCTTCCAATCATATGTATCAATTAAATTCAATATTTCTTTAACCATTTTGATTTCATTGAAGTTTTTGGTTTCATTAGATCCAGCATATTCGCTAAAACGATTAAGCCTGATTTTAAGTTTATCTAAAACAGTTTCAACACTACTTTGATTGCTGAAGAGAAAGTTTGCCAGTCCCTTTTGTAAATCTCTAAATTCATCATCAATCTTTATTATATTATTAAGATTTTCTTCACTGGTATTTTTTGAATATATATCTTGACATGTCTTCTTAAGTTCAATCAACTTTAAGTATCTTTCAAAATCTTTAACTTCCATTATTAATTTCCTCCTTAGTGGTTCGGTCACTACCCTATATTTATATAAACGCTCGATAGGAAAGCGTGAATACCATTAGTAAAACCTTAATCTAACATCCTCTACTACAAACCCAAAGCACTTCGCTAGTCCTAATCGAACCACAAATCTCTTCTTTCTGATCTTGTCTTTCCATATAACCCATACATTCAGAACACAAACCATTATCATTACAATATTTCTCATGCTCTATTTGCATCATTTCTAATAAAGCGTCTTTGTCTATTAATTGGTGGAATGGTCTTTTACCATTTAGAATCTGAAACCACTCAATATCTTGTGGTGAGTATTCAAGAAAATCTTCAATATCAATAACTTCTTTCATAATATACATCATTTCCCTTCATTTTATATATATTATTTACAATAATTTACTAGCAACCTCTGTCCAATCTAATGCTCTCTCGCCTTTCCACATCTCATTCCAACTCTTAGTAATTCCAAAACATATCTTACGCTCTACTTGAACACTTCTCAGATTACTTTCAACATCCTCCAAAAAGACATTGCCTTCGCCTAGCATATTTACAAGTTCTTTTCGCATTGCACACCCATTATTAACAAGGAATATTGCTTCTGTAATGAATGGTAAATTCTTTTTAACATACTGACTTTTGAAACTAATATTATTATATGAACCAATCGACACAAGAACAATTTCATACTTTTCACTAAGTTTTTCAATGACTTCATATGTATTATGGTTAATAAATTCAAGGTTTTTGAATAATTCAATTGTACCGAATATCTTTTCTACTTCTTCTACTCCTTTTAATAATTTACATTGATCTTCAAAATTCCACATATTCACTAATTCCCAATTTGGTTTAACATAATCAGGATGATCTTTATAAATTGAGGAGTATGTCTTTACGAATGCTTCAGTAGTTTGTGTGAGCGTGTTGTCTATATCACAAAAAAGTTTTGGTTTAAACATTATTCCACTCCTTTAAATGATTATCCCACTCATTCATCCGTTCAATAAATTTAATTACCTTTTCTTTTAAAATATCTACTCCACTTTCGGACTTTATGTAATAATCAAAGTTGTAATCGTCTAATGCTGTTTCAGAAGAATGTAATCTCTGTTCTGGGGTAAGATGGTTCTCATAATTAAATCTCTCTACACGCAATGATACAAACTCAAAATTATTGTTCCATCTCTCTATTTCATTGGCAAATCTACAATCTGGAATAATAACATAATCATAATCATCTTGAAATACTTTGACAAATTCAATGACATTATCTACCCAAAAGTTATTATTCTTTGATCTTACTTTTTCAGTTCCAATCTGCTGCAATAATGAGCGTCCAATATTATCTTTTTCACCATTCCAACCGAAGTATTTAGAACATATAAATTTTAACTGATCCGCATAATTTATGATTAAGACTCTTTGATCTTGTCTTTCTAATTCTTCTTTAAGTAATTTTGCTGTAAAATCCTTACCTGATTCTGCTTTACCTGAGATTGGAATAATAATTGGCATTAAATCTCTCCTCCTAAACACAACTCAACAAAATGTGGTAGTGTCAAAACCCAAGTACAAAATGCTCTCCATTCTGGAAGGCGATGATTTTTTCGTTGACTATAAACTGTTTTTAATGCTCTATAATTTGTTGTTAATCTTGCAGTTAATTCAAAACCTGATGGATTAGAATATAGCAATTTTAAATAATCTTCTTTATCATTTGTCTTATTATATGTATCTTTTAATTGTTCCATAATAAAAATCATTCTTGGGTCAACATATTTATTATATTGTTGTTTTAAATCAAATTTTGATAGCCTATGCATTGTAGATTGACTAGAAACAAACTCAATGAACCTATATCTTTCTAATTCCACCCATGCTTTGTTTGAAAATGTTAAATCAAAATTAACTCTGATTCCAGTGAGAAATTGATCATGTCCTTCGCCTTTTTTGCTATTACCTAACGCAAGGACTGTTCCTGTGACATCAGAATTAGCTTCTGAAGTATTAGTTGCCATTGGATATTTAGAAGCCTTAATGGACTCTTCTAAATCATAAACTTTAACATTTTCTATATTCAAGTGGTATTTTCTCCTTTCTAATTAAACTTAATCTTCTTATAATCATGCTTATTACGATAAACGCATTTTGTTTCATAACCACACTCCATACATCTCATCTCATAAAATGTAATTGGATTTAAGCAGTTTTGTGGGTTCTGATAAGAATCTTCAATATCAGTAAATTGTTTAGTCTTATCATCTTGATTTTCTAATTCATAATCTTCTTTTGACTTTAAAATCCCACCGATAGTTTCAACTTCGTCATTATTACTGAATCTAATATGATAATATTCTTGAAGGTATTTTCGGTTTCTAGATACAACAACACATTCAGCCTTTTCATATCCTCCTAGAGAACCACAATATACGACACTAGCACCAACTAAAAATTGATAATCCTCTTTAGATGTTTTTCTACTTGTTGATCTTGTTTTAGGTTTTGATGTCTTAGATAATAAACTCTTAGCCATAAAACTCATCCTCCTTCCCAAATTACTTCTTATGTATACCATAATTATATTATATTACACTTATAAAGTCAATGTTAATATTGAGCAAATCCCACAGTTCCTTTAGTATAAACAGCACAATCATAAACATTATCTAAACCAATTCCATCACCATATCTAACATCTGTTTCTTTTGCTGAACAATCGTAGGGATGGTGGATGCAAGTATCACATATGTTTATTTTAGTATCCATTTATTCCACTCCTTTATTTTATTATAGTTTCTTGACAACAATTATTACACTCAATAAATATTGCATCTCCATAATCGCTATAGTTAATAAAAATACTAAAATTGTCAGTGGGTTTAACTCTATATTTATCTTCATCAATTTCTATTTTATTATTACACTTAGAGCATGTTAGTATAAACATTTTAGTTCTCCTTTATAACCCTTCGAAATGTGTTTTTTATCCTATTAGGGTATTTTAGGGAAAAATGGCTGTTTTACTGTGTTTTTGGATAAATGGTGAAACCAACCTCTGTAACCGTTGGTGTGTAAGGGTTTCAGATGTTTAATACCTGATTTTCTAATATTTTAGATTCTTAATTATTGAGGACGATGAAAATTCGATTTTATGGTAATATTTTATATATTTTATGTAATTACCTTAATTGATATGTTCTTCTATTCTTTTTTGTGCTAAATCATAATATGTATTATCTAATTCAAAACCTATGTATTGACGATTAGTGTTCATTGATGCTATTGCAGTCGTACCAGAACCTATAAAGGGATCAAGAATTATGTCGTTTTCTATGCTTGATTTTTCTATAAGTATGTTAATTATCTCTTCTGGTTTTTGAGTAGGGTGAATATATTCCTTATTGGGCACTTTAGATGTTTCAATTATGCCAGATATTCTTTTCCCATTTAAAGGTTTTCTTTTATTATAAATATATTTTAATTTATCATATTCGACCTTCAAGCTATTAAATTCTTTGAATTCATTCCAGTTATCAATGTTGAAGGTTCTTATTAATTCATTATATGTTTCTTTAGTCGGCATATCCCATTGCGTTGTTTTCCAGTAAAAACAATGTTCCGCTTTTCTATGCCCTAAATGTGTGTTTATTTCTTTTAATTTTAAACCTATATGCTTTTGTAATTTTTTAAAATAGCCTCTTACTAAGGGGTATGAATTACAATCTTTATCTACATCATAATATTCCCATTTTTTAAATCCAAATAATATAAACTCATAATCAACACCATATTGTGTTTCTAAATCGCCTATAAACCCACCCTTCTTCTTCCATATTAATATATTCTTTAATTCAAAATGTTTTTGAAATTCTTGCTTGAAGAAATCAATATTATGCCAACTGCAAAACATATAAATATGCGAACCTTCCTTTAATACTCTATGCAGTTCATTTAACGAATTAGTAATTAAATTATAATCCGATTTAGTACCTTTATCTCCTTCAATCTTATCAAATCTATCAGTCCTCATTGCACTCTGATAATTAATTAAGTATGGAGGATCTGTAATAATTAAATCAATAGATTCGGCATCAATTCTCTTCATTCCATATATACAATCTTCATTATATATATTATTTAATTCTAACAATAATATTCCACCTTTTTATTATTTATTCCAATAGGATAAAAGATTGATTTCATGGTATTATTGATGATTTACCCTAAATAACTGTATTCCTTCTCTTTTGGCAAATGTAACAACCTAACCTCTGAAACCCTTACACACCAACGCTTTCAGAGGTTTAACATCTAATTTTCTGATATTTACAATTTCTTAAATTTTACACTAGGTTAAAACATCAATTTCATGGGGATTTACTTTAAAAACGATGCAATTTCATCAATTTCAAGTTCTACCTTCTTTTCATTAGAAAGCAATTCATGTAACTTGGATTCCATGAATTTTAGTTTATTTTCTTCTTCCTTTCGACTGACAAAATCAAGTTTTGACTTAATATCTTGAATCCAATCCACTACATTGTAACCACTGATAATATATTCTACTTCTAAGTCTTTGGCAGAAATTGAATATGAATTTAGTTTTACCATTAATGAGATTAACTTTTCTTTTGTCAATACTTGAATATTAGAACGCTCTCCATCAACCTCAATTGAACAATTAGTAATTGGGCTAAACTTTTGGGATTTTCCTACTTTGTTTTTCTTTACCTCGATTTGTTTTTTCAGTTCCATAATCTTTTGATCGTTTGTTTCAGTTTTCATATTATTTATTCCCCTCTCTATATAATTTATTATTTTCTAAATACTCGTTTTTGTACATTGGTTTAATTAAGTTATATATTTCTTCTAATGTTCCTTGAACTGATTTCTCATCACCATAATGATTATTTGCATCAATTTTCCGATAATGAAATATGTCATCGCGTCCAAAATATACTTCATATTTATTCTTTAGATTATCATAATAATGAATCCATCTGCTTTTATTTATAGAACTATTAAATTCCTCCAATGTATACCTTATATATTCATCTTTGTTTTCATCGTATGGTGAATAATCGGTTTTGCATTCAAGTTTTTCAAATAACTCTGCATAGTTTTCTACGCAATCAGATGATACTGTATCTATAAACCTCTCTCCAAGTGATTTAATAGTTAAGATACTTAAATATTTATTATCCTTATAATCTATAGTTTCTCTAGCAAAGAAATGATGCTTTCCCTTATTGACATTTACTATGACGCTATCATATGAAGGGGAATACCAAGAATTACTTTGTATCTTAGATAGAACTTTGTCATATTTAGTGGTATGGTAATCAAACCTACCCATATAAATCCATTCTTCATTTGATTTAGTTTTGTATGTAGCCCCTAATATTAATTCTTTAGCTTTAACATATTTCTTTTGGAATATTATTTCACTATATTCGGTAATTTCCTTATAATCTGGAGATTCTGTTGGAATCAATAACAAATCCTTACCATCCCAACCATAGACAAAATTACCTTCAAGTCCTTTACCTTTAATTGAACTAGCATTCTCAAGGATATAGAGTAAATTTTCAATGGTAATCTCAAACTCAAAGTTTCTAGGATCATAAACTCTTACATATGCTTGCCTATGATTCCAATCTGAAACATAATCACCAACCTTTTTATTTAGAACAAATCCCGAAGTTGGTTCATTTGAAAAATCTTGTGGTTCAATTTTATTATCTCGCCAACTATTCCAAGATGTTTCTTTTCTTAGAACTCCTTTCTGGTCAATATAAATGACATAAGCTAACTGTCCTGTATATGTATCGGTACGTGATTGATATCCTACTTTGATAGTCTTAGGCAAAAATATTGTATTTTTCATATCATCTCTCCTTTATTCCTTTGAAATTTTCGTTTTATTCTATTGAGTTTTAGACACTATATGTAGTATTATTTATGTATTTTGTAACTATATATAGTGTCTTTACTTATTATATTGTTTATGATTCTTCTTTAAATCTAACACTTTGACCAAAATCAGTTACCTTATTTTCTGCAATCTCATCGTTCCACATATTTAATGGTCTTACCCAAATAGCACGATTACCATATTCAGCCTGATAAATGATCATATCCTCTTGTGTTTCAGAGTGTTTAGCAAAGTCTAGAACTGTGTATCTATCTCCCTTTTTATAATGTGTGTATACTTTCCCAACTTGTAACATGATAATTACAACTCCTTTATTCTCCTGTACTTCCAAAACCACTAACTCTTGTATTTTCTGTATTCCCCTCAAATGCTTCAAGAAATTGAAGAAAAATACCTTGTGCTACTCTCTCTCCTGCTTCAATTGTTACAGTATCATTACTATCATTATAAAAACAAAGACCAATATTTCCTTCATTGTCTTGATTGTTAAAATAGTCTGAATCCACAATACCTGTGCAGTTTGCAAGTCTTAATCCTTTTTTATTAGCAATTGAACTTCTAATATGTAAAGTTAAGACTTCTTCATGTTGCATATACGATTTAATATCTGTCCAGATTGTTGCTTTGCCATGAGAAGGAATGGAAAACTTTACAGGAGTTGAAAAATCATACCCTGCTGAAGTTTTTGTTCCTCTTTTTGGTTTAATTGCATCAACTACATTCTTTTTCTTATCCTTTGATACTAATTCAAATCCTCTAAGTCCTACTGCATATGCCATATATTTAATCTCCTTTATATTATATTTATTCCATTAACTTAATTACAGTACCTTGTCTTAAACTTTTCTTAACATCAATAATCCTCTGATTGGCACTACCTCTAAATGATAATGTAATATCTTTTTGTTCCAATATAAACTTCCCATCAACCAAAACATCACATAATTTAAGTAAGTCAATTGTATCAGGATCATTACTATTTCTAATCATTTCATATGTAAATCCAGTGTAACACCATACATCAAAATTAATATCACTAAGTTCACTCTTAGCAAACTCAATAAATTCTACTAATTCTTTTGCAGAGAACATAGGATCTCCACCACTTAATGTAATTCCTTGAATAAGAGGATTGTTTCTTATATCATCAATTACTTTCCATTGTAATTCTTCGTCAAATTCAACTCCTCTCTTAAAATTATGTGTCTCTGGATTTTGACACCCTTTACAGAAGTGGCGACAACCACTAATAAAAATGGTTGTCCTGATTCCTATTCCATCTACTAAACTTTCATTTACAAGTCCACTTATATGCATTTATTCACCCTTTGTAAAGTCTGTAAATAATGAATGCTTTACCCTATCATTTATTTCTTGTTTCTTCCCTTCATTGAAGTTTCTAAAGTCTGTGCTTAAATATCCTGTAACCCTTCGTAGTTGTTGGATATTTTCACTTCCGCATACAGGGCAAGCATCATTAAATTCACTTTGATAACCACAATCCAAGCAAGAATCAATAGGAAAGTTAAATGCCATGTAAGGAATGTCTAATGTCATTGCAAAATCAATAATCTTCTCAACTGCTTCTTCATTATGAATAATTGAACTGTCTAATTCAACATATGTAATACAACCACCAGTAGGATATTTACAGAATGGAGCTTCTACTTTTAACTTATCAAAGATTGAAATCTCCTGCCATACTGGAACATGATGTGAATTAGTAAGATAATCTTTTTCTGTGACATTTGGAATAACTCCAAACTCTTTTTTAAGTCCTGACATCATCGTTTTACATAAGTTTTCTGCTGGAGTTGCGTAAAGACTAAAGTTTAGATTATATTCAGAACTAGCTTTCTTTGCATGATCTGACATATGTACAATTACTTCTAATGCAAATGCTTTAACTATTTCTGATTCAGCATGATTATTCCCAAACAATGCTTGACACATTTCTGCAACTCCAATGTATCCAATTGCATTAGTGCCATGTCTCATTGCTTCATATACGCCATTTTTCAATGCACTTTCTGAGTCTACAACTGTTCCATTCTTATACATAAATGGTGCAGATTTAACTGATTGATTACAAATATGATAAAACCTATCAACCAGTGCTTGTGTAGTTAATTCTAGAACATCATCAAGTTCTTTCCAAAATCCCATTAAGTCTGGTGCGGTTTTCCCTAAACAAATACCATGTTTGATACCTAGTTTTGGTAGATTAATTGTAACAGGGGAAATGTTTCCCCTTCCAAGTTTAGAATATCCTAGCCCATGTACATCTGAACCAATCATTGTTCTACAGCCCATTGTAGCCATATAAGTATTTGGATCATTTTCATCTTCAATATTGTTACTAAAATCACCATTAACCCAATTAGGATAAATTCTTTTACACATTGATTTGATTGCTAATTTCTTTAAACTATAATTTGGAGTGCCTTCAACATCATTAATTCCCTTCTTATATTGGAAGATGCTAATAGGGAAAATACTTGTTGTGTGATACTTACCAATCCCATCAACACTAGCTCGTAACAGCCATTCAGAAACCTTCCTTCCTTCTGTTGTAATGTCTCTGCCATAGTTAACTGAGGTAAATGGTAGTTGAGACCCCGGACGGGATTCTAGAGTGTTTAGATTGTGGAATAATGCTTGTGCTGCTTGCAATCCTTCTTTATCTAATTCTAATAAAGCGTAGTTTGTTGCTTTTGGATATTTGTATTCTAAGTACTTTATATTGTCTAAAGTTACATCTAATGCTTCATCAATGACAAACTTTTTTGGAGTTTTAATATCATCAAAGTAGAATAATCCTTTGCAGAAAAGTTTCAAGAATGATTTAGAAACTGAAGGTGCAAGATCAACATCTAAATGGATACTTCCTACTCCTCCAAATTGTACCTGACTCTGACATTGAAAGATTACTGCTACTAATTGCATAGCACTACCGATTGAATTTGCTCCTCTAACATCACCATTTCTAGTTGTAAATCCTTCGTCTAAGAGTTTACCAACATCTGAGAAAAGACAGTTATGCATTCCAATATCATAAGAATCAAAGTCATGGATATAAATCCTATTTTCAATGAACGCTTCTGCTACCCCACTACGAAGTAAGTTCTTCATTGCAAAATCTTTATGTAATAATCCTGCACTTTCAAACTTTCTTCCACCAAAAGAATATTCATCTACATTGGCATTTGAATTTTGGATGTTACTGCATAGAAGGATTTTCTCAATTTTCTTATTTAACTCTGTATTTTTTTGTCTTACTTCACTTCTTTTATTTCTATATGTAATAAATTCTTTAGCAACATCTTTTCTTGCACTTGCCATTAGTTTAAGTTCTACTAAATCTTGAATTTCTTCAACATTCATGTCTTTTTTGTCCATTTTACTTACTTTATCTGATATATCAACAGCTAATGCCTCATCAATACCCTTTTCTGTACGAATCATTGCTAATTTAATTGCATTAGTGATTTTGTCCTTGTCAAATGTGATAATTCTGCCATCTCTTTTTGTAACTTTGTTCATTTATTTCCTCCTATATTATTATTTATTGTTCTTTAATCTCTTGGCAAATCCACTAAAATAAACATCAAGCATAATCTCTCTAAACCCATTTGAATTTACCATCTCAACATACTTTCCTGAACAACTTACCATTGTGTATTTTTCTCCTATAATATAACCTTCGCATTCCTTGATACATTCGAGTTGAATCTTAATTATGTAACATCCTCTTCCTTAACTATTTCTTCTATCAGCACAGTTTCTTCTTCTACAACCATATTACTTCTATCTCCATAAAACCAAAACCAATCATTGTTTTTACTACACTTATTCTCAAAATGCATATAAATTTGTTCTGTCTCTGTTTCTGGAGGAGCAATAAATCTTTGGCATACTTCTTTTTGGATACATCTTTCCCACTTGCACATGGACAAATCAGCCAACTATTTATCACCTTCCTCTTTGACTTTTCTTGAATTTGACCAATAAAGACTATGATCAACTTCTAAATCTGGGCTATCTGTCCAAATAACAGGCTTATTTCTAAACCATTCTGCATCATAGATTTTCATAACTCTCTGTTTATAATATGTAACAGTATCGTCAGATTCCGAAACGATGTATTTGAAATTAATTCGATCTCGATAGTCGTAGTCTAATTTATCGCACTCAATCCAATCATTATATTTTTGTTCCATCATTTCACCTCCATTTATTTACCGCAATATTTAATTACTTCATCCATGATTAATGAATCTTCTAGTACATTAAATTCAACAAGTTCATCCTCAGTCAATCCACTATTCAACTTCTTAGACTCCAAAGCTGTAAAACGTTGTTTATGTGTAGAAAATCCCATTAATAATTCCTTCTTTCATTTATATTTATTATTTATGTAAGGTTGACCAATTGAAAAACTATACCGATTATTCCAAGTGAAATCATAACTAACCAAACTCCTGTTGTCCCACTTTCATCCATTATGCTCTCCTTTTTATGCAATCCCATAAAAGCCAGATTTTAAGCTATTTTGGGTTTTTGAAACCCTTGCTACGCCTATGTTCCAGAGGTGGGAGATATTGGAATAATGTAATTCACATGATAATGCACCCTCTTTTCGTTCAGAATTTTGTTTTGTCGGTTAACCACTCCCTATGTATATTAGTATAGCATATGGGTTATATTAAGTCAATAAAATATTATTTATTATTTGTTAAACTATTAATGGAGTAAACTTTTCATGTGATAATAGAAAGTACAGAAGATAAAAACGCCACTACATTCTTTCTTAGGCATAAACATAATTGATAAATCATATCTCAAAGCAAAACTATGCAAACTTCCCATGTATGATTTTTTATTGTATTGGGTCTTATAATTATTGTTGTAAATATCATCATAAGATGCATTCTCAATCAGCAAATGCATCTTTCCTTTGTATAAACTAAACTCCTTTTCTAACCTCTCCCTATCAGTTGTCATATTTCCTGACAACTCTTCTAAGTTAGCTTTTCTTTCGACTGCTACAATTTGATCCATATATAATTCACGAGGGATATTAAGTTCATCATTTTTAGGAATAAAATATGAATAGTCTCCATGATCAAGTTTCTTAATCTTATATGGAATCTTTTTCTCATCAAAGTAATTTATAATCCATTCATTTTTCTGCTCACGAGTGTCTACTAATATTACAATTGACTTCAATAATTCTGTCTTTTGTTTGTCTGTGTACTTATAAAAACTTAAAATTATAAATCACCCTCACTTTACTATATTATATCTTGATATCCACTTTTCTGTTTCAGTTGTAGATTTAGTCCACTCACCATCAATTTTCTTAGATTTTGGTCTGTTGGCAACTCCACCTAATTTAATAATATCTCCTACATTGAAAATATCTTGTTTATATTCCTTCTTGTATATCTTAAGGCACTCTTCATACCCACCTTTTAAATAATAACACATTACTTTTGGTGAATATTTTAAGTCAAGATCAGATATATAAACAAATGTTTCGTCCATATCAAATGTAGACTGTAAAAATCCTAGAAATTCCTTCTCATACTCAAGTTGCTCTTTAATATTAAAAGCCACATCTTCCATATCAGATATCAATGTTTTTATTTCCTCAATTCTTTTTACTTTTGTTTTATCAACATAAGTCTTTTTGTATTTGGAAGAAAACGCTTCGTAAACATTCATCAAATATTTATTGCCACCAAATTCTTCAAAGAAATTAAGTTTAATGAGAATTGCCATTTGTCTTGAATTGACACAACTATTTTCTGTAATCTCCATTATTAAGTCAAGAAACGAATCATACTCCTTTTTACCTAGTTCGTGTAATTCTAAAGCTACCTGTTCACTCAGATATTTTACTGACTTAATACCTTTGTAAATAATATTTGTACTTTTATCGCAAGCATATTCTGATTTAGATTTTCTAAATTTAATTGATTTTACTTTTATGTCAGTAAATTTATTCATATAATCATTAATCTTAGATGTTTTTTCTATCCTTCCATCATTAATATTAAATTGAACTGTTAAAAACTCCAATGGATAGTAATGCCTTAAATATGCACACTTAAACCCTAAAATTGAATATGGATTTGAGTGATTTTTCGAGAATCCATAAAAACTGGCATCGAGAATAACCTGAATAAATTTTGCAAGCACAATTTTTAAATATTCTTCATCATATTGTGGATATGTTTTAGTACAAAAGTCCATAAACCCCTTTTCAATCTCAGGTATTAATTTCTCTGTACCATATTTCTTAGCAATACCACGCCTAACCGTATCGCTTTGGGCCATAGTATATCCACAGAAATTATAAAGCCACATCATGATCTGCTCTTGATAAATACAATATGATAGGGTTTCTCCTAAAGAATCATCAATTTCTTTCATTCCACTTCTAAAAGGCTTACCTAGAATAAAATCATCACGAATAGAATCCCCGGCTGGTCTGATAATACCATTTAGTGCAGTCATTACATCTAATCTAGTTATGCCTTTGACTTGTTTCTGAAACTCTCCAAAGTTTTCTAATGTATGTTTTAAATGTCTAAATCCTGTCTTCTCAAACTGGAATATTCCAAGACCTGATATTAACATCTCATTCCAAACATCAATATCCTCAAAATCAATTTCATTATTATCTAGAATTGGTACTTCTGCCAATCTGCAAGTGTCCTCAACAATTTGAACATTATCAACAACAAGTAAGTCCATTTTTACAAAGTTTACAGCGTCAATGCATTTCATATTGTTTTGCGAAATAACCCAAGGACACTTATCTGACTTAAATGTGCCAATTTCCTCATCAATATTCCTGTCTGTAGCAACAAAGCCACAAGCATGAGTAGATACATTCTCAATTACACCAAGGCATCTGTAAGCCATAGTTAATAATTTAGGGTACTTAGCTTCCCATTTCTCTTTATTGTGGAAAGTTGTAATCTTTTTGCTTTCTCCTTTATCATCTTCCTCATCTATCTCGTCAATGTCTGCTGAGATAGATTCTACTTCTGACAGTGGAATATTCAATCCTCTTCCTATGCCCTTAATAGCCCCTCTGAGTGCGTATGTTTGGAATGTAATGATTGCACTCCCTTGGATCTTTGGATATGTATAAAGGAAGTCTTTTACTAGTGGCCTCTTAATACTTGCCATGTCTATATCAACATCGCCCAATGATACACGTTCAGGGTTGCAGAATCTAAAAAATGGAAGATCAAATCTAATACTATCAATATCTGTAATTCCTAATGCCCATAAGATTAAGCTTCCATTGCATGACCCTCTTGGAGAAACACTGATATTGTTTTCCTTACAAAAGTTAATAATATCGTCTAATAATAGAATATAATCCAACATTTTAAGTTGGTCAAAAACAGCAAATTCTTCTTTAATTCTAGCATAATATTGTTTTTTCTTATCTTTATCTTCCCATGAATTTAATTTTCTGCCAAGAACACCAGTATTGACTCTCTTTTTTAATTCTGACTCAGGAGTTTCATATATTTTAGGGTACTTATAAGAAAAATCCAGTTCAAAACTTTCTACCATATCAGCAAAAACATTAGTATTATTAATTGCCTCTAGGTAAACTTTCTCTGGTAAGCACTTTTGATTTTTAAATTCCTTCACTAATTCACCATATGTTTTAAAAGTTAAGTCAAACTCTTCTTCCTCTGGAAACTTTATTCCTTTAGATAATTGAAGTACCTTTCTTAATTCTGCATCTTCATCATCTCCTGCATGTGTGTCTGTGCCTGAGATCAATGGAATGCCATACTTCTTGCTGTGTTCTAACAACAATAAATTATATTCTTTTTGTTCTTCAGAGTTGTTATGATATTGAACTTCTAGAAAGCATCTGTGTTTATTTTCACTCATCCACTCTAAAAATTCTTCCGCTGCTGGTTCTCCTTTTCTTTGCCATAAAATTGAAGCCATACACGCTGTTGTAACGATAATCGAGTCAGAAGTATTCATTATTTCTTCTAATGAGAGTCTTGGCCTATAGTAAAAATGGTTATCTTCTTTATTAAAAGATTTTGAAGATAATTTATTAATTTCCTTTACTCCATCCCAATTCTTAGCATATAAACCTATATGGAATGTTTCTCTGATTTTTTCATCAATTGTAGTTGTAGAATAAAACTCTTCTCCATGTATATACTTGATACCAGCTTTATCGCAAGACATTTTCTTTTGAATCCAGTTGAAAATATTCCCGTGCTCACTGAATGCTATGCTACTCATCCCGTTAGCAACTGCTAAATCAATATATTTCTGAAAATTTGTAGAACTATCCATCATAGTACCGTTGCTCATGGTGCTATGGCAGTGGTACATTACATAGTTTTTATCCATTTACTTCAACCTTTCTTCACATTTTGCTCTCATATTACACAATTGATTGCAAAAGAAATCATTTATTGTAGCAGGGAATTCTTCTTCCTTACTGACAGCTTCAATTGTATCTAACGCCCATTTTTTTGCTTCTTCCAAATCTTTTACATCAAACTTTATCTCTTCCATCTTTTGTTTTCTGAACATATTAAAAACTAATTTATCTGGACATTTTCCGTATTCCTCAATTAATGGGACGGAGTACAGATAAAGTTGCCTAGCATATTCTTTTTTCTCTTTCTTACTTTTGAATGCTGCCTTTGATTTATAATCTTGTACAATCATTTTTCCATACTCATCTTCCAACAAACTATCTATATATCCAACAAATTTATAACCATCTATTTCAAAATTAATCTTTTTCTCTGTCCCTAATATTTTGTATTCGTCAAAACCGTCAAAACTTGTAAAATATTCTACCCCCTGACTCCTATATGAATCACTAAGATTAACATATTTGTTAGGAGGGAAGTCCCAAACATTAGAATCGTATTGCTTTTCAAATTCCTCTACTAGTTCATAAACTTCTAATTTGCCACTAGTATAATCCTCAAATAATTGATGGACTAAAGTCCCATAAATAGCAAAAGAATTACTCTCTCCCCTATCTTTTAAAACATATGAATTATACCAAGCATGTTTACACCCGTGAAAACTATTAAGTCTACTAAAGCTCCATACCATTTCCTTTACATTTACCAATAATTTCATCTCCTAAATTTTAAATCTATTTTTTGGTTCATTAATTAATTTTAAAAAACTCTCTTTCCCCCTATCCACAGGAGATTCTTTACCTTCAAACAAGTTATCTACATCCAAAATACAATAAGATAATCTTGTCATGAGTTGATTTTTGTACTTACTAAAGAAATCAAGTGGTACATCTTTATCAAATACAAATATTATTTTACAGTCTAACCTTAATAATTTAAGAATTTGTAAAGGCGAAATTTCCTTACCCTGTGTGGACACTGTGTTTTTCACGTTCCATTGCCATGCGAACATGCACGATTTTTCTCCCTCAAATACATAAATTATATCTTGAGTATGTTCCTTTGCTCTATGTAAGTTGAAAACATTCAATTGTCTATTATAAGGATAGGCGTAAAAATATTTCATGTCCTTATGGAATTCTTCAAACTCATGAGTAAATCTTTCTTTGATAGTCAATAACCCTGTGTTTTCATCACGTATTGGGAACACTATTTTATCTGCTCCACCACTACCATCTAATCCAACCTCAAATTCAATTTGTGTTTTACATAATAACCCTTCTTTCCACCATTCATGAGATGGTATTTTGGCATATTGTAATAATGAATCTTCTGATAAGAGGATGTTTACAGATGGTGCATACTCCTTTTGTCTTTTTTTTAGTATGTTGTGTAATCTTTCATTCCAATCTTTCTTGGGCTTGTAATCGTTAAAAGTTATATCATAATTTAAAACATTACACACCCAATACTTAGCTTGACAAAGATCACACTCTTGAATGAACTCTACTAGATTAAATATATCTCCTTGGACATTTTTACTTCTTATGTATGATGATAAACTCTCTCTGACTTTAACCTGAACACTTCTGTTATTAGAAGACTCAATACTATCTGGAAGTTTTGCTGTAATTAGTTGCCCTTGTTGCTCTGACTTAATATTTTCACAACCAAGTTGCTCCAGAAGGTATTCTATTTTCTCTTCATCAAATATTTTCTTTTTAATAATTTGTAAATCAGTCAATAGAGATACCTTCTTTTCTAATAGTCTTTATATATTTTTGTCCACCCTATTTCTTGCCAACTATTACGATTAAACGAAACCTTAAACACTAGAACATCTAACCCCGTGTCATTTGACATTCCACGCCTATTTTTTGAAGTAAACATTAGCATATATGTATAATCACTACTTTTTTCTAGAGTAAATTCAACAGTTTCATATCCCTTTGGAGTTCCTGCTTGTTTACGATATTGATAAACTTTAATTTCTCTTTTACAGTCTTTGAATTCATCATCCCAAACACCCCTCATGTGCCACACGACACTTGCAACATTTTTGATCTTCTTAGCATCGCCCAAACAAGTTTCATCTAAATACCTTTGTTTTACATTAGCATCAGCCAATTGAACTGTAGTGTATACTGCTAAATTTAGTCCACCACCATTTGGTCTAGCTAATTTATATATCTTCTCGAAATCCTCTGTAAACTGTACCCATCTTTCTTTATTACCATCACTTGGTTTTGCAGTATCAACTATCAATCTTTTGTATCCTCTATTGGCATAATATCTAATGGTTTTTTCTACATTAGCGATTGTATAAATGTCCAAAGGTACAAATTTTATGTAATCATGTTGTCCATCAGTAACAGCTTTAATTATTTTAGTAGCTTCTCTTAATTTTTCCTTGTCCTCTTCTGAGAAATTTCCTTTGTCAATATTCTGCCGATGGAATCCCTTATATCCTTTTGTTTGTAACCACTCGTACATTTCATTTCCCATAATTGTAATGAGTAGTAGTTTCTTATACTCCTTTACTCCCATTTCATTTGCTATGATAAGTAATTTTTCCTTATGCTTTACACAAGACATTATGACTTTAGCCATAGCAAAAGATGTTTTTCCTTTGCCTGAGAAACTTGAAAATATGTAAATGTGACCAAAATCCCACCCATTACAAATATTAGTGAAATCTCTACTATTGTCAAAAGGAAGACCAATATCAGGTTTATCATCAATTTCTTCAATAAAACTTTCTAGACCTTCTAGTAAGTTGTGTTCCTCAATTTTACTATCACAAAGCACTAACCTTTTGTTTACATTGTCCTGCCAGTATGTTCCGATTTGCTCTGAAGACATGTTTTTATAATTATATTTACCTTTTACAGTGATAACTTGTTCTCCAAATAATTCAAATAAGGATCTTAACATATTAAATTTCTTTACTTCGTCATAATAGCCTTCAAAGTTTTCTTCCTTGTCCCTTACCTCATTAATGATTTCCTGCATGGTTTGGTATTCTCCATACTCGCGATAACTCTTTTGTATTTTAGTTGTCTTAGAAACATATTCTTCAACTGTAATATCATCAAAAATTCTCTTACCAGTGTCGGTAAGTTCTTTTCCTAAGTAAAAATACAACTGCCAAATTCTATTTGCAAAAGTTTTGTGATTAATTTTATCCTCTGTATATGTAAGATAGAGTTCAGGGTTAACCCAAAAGAGTCCTACTAAGTAACTTTCACTTAGGTAAATATTGTCATATAACTCTTGTTCTTTTTTTACTTCTGCCATTTAAACTCTCCTCAATCTAACATATTGCTAATATCATCTTTAAACACTTTTTTAGTATAATGAGTTTCGTCATCTAAATTAACCTTATTAACAATCTTTTCATTCATTTCTTTTTGTTTCTGTAATTGTTTAGCCTTAACTAAATTATTTTTTACTATTGCTAGACCATATAATAATTCATTTGTTAAAGTATTAAACGATTTTGTTAAAGCTGATCTTTTTATACTTGCTTCAGAAAATTTATATGAAACTAATAAATCCTTCCAAGGCACTCCTTGTTTATCTTTTTTAATAAGAATTTCTCTTTGCCTTATAGTCCCATCTCTTAAATCTTTTAAGACGGTATAAAAGCCATTTGGTAAAAATGTATAATTATGCACTTTCATTACATAATCACAAAGTAAAAGGTATCCATCTCTTTCTTTTATCTTAGAATCTTGTTCCCTTTTATAATTTTCAATACAAGTTTGTGAGCACATGTTTACTCTCTTAGGTGTTTTAATATACTCATCTAGATATTTAATTACGTCTTTCTTCTCTGTATCATTTTTACAATAATTACATTTAGGCATTTTACTCTCCTTAGATTAGGATAGAGGGGAAATTAATCCCCTCCTACTTTAATTACATACCTTCCGCAATAGTCAGGATTGCTTGTAATTGCTCAATATCTTCACATTTATTATAATTAGCAGTTGTTACTAATAATTTCTTAACCTTTGCACCAAATTCTTTCTTCACACTTGGTTCAAATGTTTTTGCTAGAGTTGTGATTTTCTTCTGTACGTCTAAAGCAGAAACTTCATCGTCAAAGTCTGGTTCGTCATCTTCGACTGGAACTTCTTCTTCCTTCACTTTAGTTACTTTCTTTTCCTCAACTACTACCTTCTTTTCAGGTTTTTCTTCTACTACTTCATTCTTTACTGGTGCAATAGGTGCATCTCCACTATTTGCCCACTCATACAATGCAACACCATCTTTTTCAGTAAGAACGTCATATCGCTCTTCAAAAATATGTGTGTTATCCTTTGTAGCAGTCGCAACATGAGATTGTTGGTCAATATTAAAAGTTACAGTGTAATTATACTCAACACCATCCCTTTGTTTATATCCCAAACCTACTTTCTTAGGAACTTGCTTGCCATTCTTTTCTTCAAGTACATACTCATCTTTTCCTCTTGCAGTTGCAATTACATGAATTGGAGCTTGAAGAATCTTTTCCATGAATTTGTCATGTCGTGGGGTAACTTTTGACCAGTTTGTGTATGAATTCCCCGGCATTTTAGAGTGAACGTCTAAGCAGAATTCCCACTCATGAGAAATACTATCAAGGATCAATACTGTATATCCACCATCCACGGCTTCTTCAATTGCTTCTATGTATTTCTCAGGGCTGTAAGGAGACTCTAATTGCATATCATCAAAGTCAAATTCATTTGCATAGTATCTAATACGACCATTCTCTGTATCAATGGCTGCCACTTTACCGCCTGTCTTTTTTGCCATGCCTTTTGCTACTCTTAATGCTGTGTAAGATTTTCCTGCACCTGACGAACCTGCCATTAATACTTTTACCCACAATTTTTCTCTTGACGCTTTTTTAAATCCTGCCATTATTTAAATTCCTCCATTTATTTTATTTATTTGTTGAGCTAAGAGATTAATCTTAGCTCGCTACTAAGCCCCTAGTAATTTCTAAAACGGCAAGTCATCATCTTCTAATTCTTTTGACTCTGGTTTTTCTTCTTGTTCATCATCTTCAGCAAAACTTTCTTCATTATACTTACCTTTTTTGAAGACTGAAGCACCATCTTTGTCCTTATCAACTGCTGTAATTCGTAATTCTGAAATATACTTTCCACCAGTATTGTATCCTTGTGGAACTTCAGAACCCCATTCGTCTTCTTCTACAGCTTGTTGTTGAGGAGCATTTGTACAAATTCCAAGTACCTTAATGAAATCACCAAATTTTAGTTTCAAGAAGTTTTTACCTAACTTTGGATTTTTGTCATTATGAATTACAAATTGAATTTGCTTTACGGAATCAGCATACCCAATTGCATAACCATTCACAATAACCTTATCTGTATCTTTATCAAGATTTGCGTCAGTAATGACTAATTCGTGGTCAAAAGATGCTGTTTCTTTAAATGATGCTTCTTCAAAGTCAACAGGTTTCTTTTTTGTATAAATTGTTTTAATGATATACTTGAAATTACTAACCAGTAAGCCACTTGTAGAGCTTATGTATGAATTAGGTTTAATTTCTCCTGCAACATGGACACTATCTCCATCACTAAAGCCTTGGTAAATTGCTTCTGCTGCGTCAAAATCTGCGAATGTTGCTCGTTCTTCTTCTCCAACAGTTACGTTTACTCCAATTAAGTGATAACCATCAGGAAACTCATTGTTTCTTTCGGCAAATGGTACTTTTAGTGTTTTTTGATCATTTCTTGAGTAAGCATACACAAAATCTTGTTCTGCCCCAAACAGTTCTACATTCTCAATGTTTGTTGCACTTGTTTTAACCATAAATCTTATGCTACGGTATGGCTTATGGTCTTTGGTTTCGCTTTCAATAAAAGCCGTATCTTTAGAAATACCAACAACAATTCCCTCAAATTTGAAGTTACCCTTAGTTTGCTCTAGTTTAAATGTTTTCTTTGCCATTTTTAATAATTCCTTCTTTCAATTATATTATTTATATTATGTATTTAAACGATAAATTGAATAGGAGGGGAATTCCCACGTTTGATGGGCTTCCAGCAGTTACCTGAGTTCTTCAACCAATCAATCCTTTCTTTAAATATTTATTGTTTAACCTCGTATGTATAGTATAACATATTCATGGGCATAATGCAAATAATATTATATCTAATTTACAGTTCATTAATGTTAGCAATAACTCGTTCAATCTCACTTCTTGGCTCAATGGAATACTCTTCATTATCTGAATCAATACCAAAAACCAATGTTTCACCAATTTCTATGATCATTACCCTATGTGTTTCTTCACCATTTATGTAAGCATCCACAATGTCACCAACAGTTAAATCACTGATATTCATTTTAATCTTCCTTCTTTCTTATTAATCCCATGAAAATGAACTTTTAATCTACCTTATTTTCTAGAAAAAATACTCCTCATATCCATATGACATGTTATAATTTCTCCAACCACTGACCGTTGAATATTGTCTCCACCCTTTAAATTTTTTACCTCTCCACATAAACCTTAACCACCAGTCACCAGTACATTCTTTAAAATAACAAATGCCAATCTTATGAAAAAACACAATTTTAAAATATGGGATATCACAACCGCAATCACATTTTGTATTTATACCCACAATGTCTTTAATCTTCATATTATACGGTCACCCACTGCATAACTTTAACTTCTTTTAGTTCTACCTCAATACATTCAACTTCTTCTTCATATTCCCAAGGACTTTCATCTTGCATTTCAGTAGCACCTTTTGAGTAATATGCTTGATAAAACTTATCCTCGTATGCAAAGACAATTTTGTGCTGAATACTCCATCTACTTGAGTCAATAATATTATTCTCTGTTGCACTGTATGGCAATTCTAAATCATCTCTTAAAAACTTTCTGTCAAACTTAACTTTATTCATCTTACACTCTCCTAATTTTTTTTATCCTTTAAAACTTCTTTTTTATGGGGAAAGTTTTATGGACTAATTATTTATATGCCTTGAAGTGTCTCAAACGTAGTCATACCAATGGTTACAGGGGTTTATTGCTTAGATTTATGAAAAACTACTTATTTATGTATTTTAGGCATATTCCCATAAAACCAAAATTTCTTGGTGGTTTAATAATATACAATATTTCCATCTTGATCAATCATCTGCATAGGTTTAGGACGATTAGAGTCTTTATTCGCATTTATCTCTAGTGAAGTAATTCTATTATCTAGTTTTACCAATGTAAACTCAATTGAGTTCAGAACACTAATTAGTTTATCATTATCTATTTCGTTATCCTCCTTATACTGTGAATGAACTACAATCACTATTTATGATAATAATGTTATTATATATTAGTTGGATATTAAGTAAAATTAGTGATAATTAACTCTTTGCACTCGGTATTGTGACTATCTTTCCTCATAGAATAATTATGCTCTATTTCTTTAATGTTCATATCCTTGTATAATTCATGACTTAATTCGTGATTATTTATGCTTAAAATAAATTTGCCTTTTATATTATGTAATTTATTAGCAAGTCTTTTATGATCTTCTAATGTAAATTTAATTATGTATTCTCTACTGGCTATGTATGGAGGATCGCAATAAAATACAGTATGTTCTTTGTCATACCTATTTATTAAATCCTCAAAATCTAAATTCTCAATAAATACTTTTTTCAGTCTTTCAAATGTTTGACGAATATTTACTTCTACCTTATCTAAATTCAATCTTGATGGACTTTCAGTTCTTATTCCGAATCCACAACCTCCTCCGCCTCCGGGTAAACTAGATCCAAATCCTGCCTTAATTAAGTAATAAAATCTAACAGCTTTTTCTACATCTGTGAAATCTTCTAAATGGTAATAATCACTTTTAAATTCATTGAATATTGTTCTTGATACAGGTATTAAGTCCATTTCTTTTAAGAATTCTTCTGGCATAGTTTTAAATACTTTGAACATATTTACTAAGTAATCTAACCTATCATTATACGCCTCAACTTTACTTGGAGTCTTTCCAAATAATACAGCACCACTTCCACCAAAAACCTCAACGTAACAAATATGTTCGGGTATAAGTTCAATTATTTTATTTCTAAGTCTACTTTTGCCACCCACCCAAGATATAGGGCTATTCATTGTTAATCCCTCCCAATATTAATTATAATCCTTTAAAATCTTAATTTCGAATTATTGCTTTATCGCATTAAATATTTCAAAAATATAGTCTTCAGATACAGGTAAAATAATCTTATTTTTATTATTTAAATAAAACGATTCTGCTGTATCACCAAACTTATAACCCATTGCCATCCAATCACAAACCATTTCAACAGCGTACATACTTTTATCATAAGGGGTTGAAGGTTCATGATTTAACCAATGTTCCCAATGATGAGGATTGTTATTTTTGTGATGCTCCCACGCTACACCAAACAAAGATTTGTCAATGTTTTCTCCTTCACATGGATAAAATTTCTGTCTGTATGGAATAAATTCTTCATTAGATAATTTACTATCATCATGCTTTTCAATTAATGAACATAAGATATGGTACTTCCAGTCATCATAAATAAATGAAAATCCTTTGCCCTCACATTTTTCCTGAAGTTCCTTCCATGCAAGTTTTACATTTTGTTTATGCTCTTTTACATAATTTAGGTAATCTTGTGTTTTTTGAATAATCATATTATCTTCCTCCTTTCTATTTAAATACTTTTTTCATTTCACTTCTGACAATCTCAGCAATTAAATCCTTTAATCCACTTTTGATTATACCATCTGCAACCACTTCTCCATTGGATTGTAATATTTTGTATTGTTTAGTCCTTTCAAATTTCTTAACTAGATTATCAGTGACTTTTGTAGATACTGAATTTTTAAAGTCTGCGTCCATAATTATCTCTAGTTTTGATATGACTCTTTTTTCTAGTTTTTCATACAAGGTATCATCATCCCACTTGTTCCCTAAAATACCCTCTATAAATTTTTCTGACGCTTTATTTAATAGTTCCTCTTGTAAATCATATGTCATCACTTCTGTCTATATCTACTGTGAAATTTAATTTCATAATTCATTTCCTTTCTATTTGTAGAATAAAATAATCGCTTTATAGTATTAATTTAATATCTAACTGTCTCTTTTTGTCTTTTATATCTATTAATTCTACTGTATTCCTCTTCTCGTCGACCGTCCAAAGTTCCCAATGGAAAGTCTTTAAACCATCATTTTTCTTTTTAGTCATTTTATAAGGAGGTTTTTCTTCAATGTATTGCTCATAATCTTCGGTTGTCCACAATATAATAATATTATATCTTACTATATCATAGAATGTTTGTCTAGAAAACCAATCTACCATAATAAAATCATGTTTAGCACTATTGCAGCCCTTACAAGATGGCACACAGTTTCTTAGGTCATTATAACCATCATCTTCAACATGTTCTCTATGTAAATCCATTATAATTTCTTTACCATTCCTGCTTGCAAAATGTTTTTCTGCTGGTAGTCCACAATAAGCACATTTATTATCAAAGTAATCTTTACATAATCGCCATTCCTTTTCTGTAATATCATGCTGTCTATGATTTAAAGTATACGCAGATTGTTTATCAGGATTATCTTTTAACCATTGATAATACTTGCCATTATCTCTTCTTGTTTGAGCGTCTATACGTTTGGTTTCTCTTGTTTTATCAGATGGGTTAGTATTTATTTTGTGTCTTATTTCTTTTTCTCTTTCTGGGTTATCTTTAGCCCATTTTCTTGATTTTTCAATTGTGTGATATTTACAATCTGGATGAAACCCGTCTACCCCATTTTTTTGATTCATATAAAAATGTTCCTCATCCATTACTACCCAATGTTGTCCAACCTTACACCACTTAAAAATCATTCCATTAATTAGTTTATGTTCCTCATTGTATTTATCTTGCCTTCGTTTGTCTGCTCTCTTCTTCTTTTCCTCAGTGTTTAGATTTGACATTTATTTTTACTCTTTTCCCAACAAATCATTTAATATCTCCCTTCCTTCTGATTATCTCTTGCTCTTTCTAATGCTAATAAAAAACCCTCTTCTTTATTATATGTATCTAGTGAACTGCATTTTGAAACACCTCTATAATGTTTGCCTTCTGATTTGAGAAGAACGATTGTTTCCCTTCGATGATAGATTACTTTGATTGTTTCTTCAGTTGTGGTTGTTGGATGATTGGATTTTACTTCTTTGTTTGAACCTATAAATTCTATAATGCCTACTTTTTGCTCATTGCAATAATTAATACTGGAATATGATACTCCCCATCTTCCCCAATAACAAGTTTCTGACTCGTGCTCTTGCCATTTGTTATTTGAAGATAACAATGAATCTCCACCACTCCATTCTAAACCCCTTTGTTCGCAAAAACTCAAAAATTCGTTTGCTAAATCCTCTGTTTTACAATTTACTGCTAATCCATCTGCCCTAAACTTACCCCAATGTTTTTCAAAATTAAACTGTTCCATATCACCAGAACCTCTTTCTTTTTATATTTTCCCATGAAACTAATTTTTGATTTGGATTATAAGTTACTTACAATATCATATAATTGAGATTCAATATAACTATCTGTCTCATCGTCAAGACTATAATTGTCATAAATTATAAGTAATAGTTCTGAGATGTCTTTAAGAACTTCTCTGACCTGAACCATAAAATTAAATTCCTCCTATCCGATGAAATTGACTACTTATGGGATTAGTCCTTTAGTATTTCCTTACCACATTCAGCACACTTGAAAATTAGTCTTAGACGGTCACTCCATCGACAATATCCAGTATCAATTAAATTCTCATGTTTACACATTTGTCTCTTTAACTTAAATAAATCGTTACTACTATTATTCATGCTCTTTTGCATTTCTTGGATATCTCGATTCATTTTTGTATGTACGAGTTCACAATGCTTTGTAGCACATTCAACACATAATGACTTTCCATCTTGAGTAATGTAAAAAGGCAATGTTTCTTTTTGGCACTTCCCACATTCAATCATAATATTTCACCTCCCGTACCATAAAAGTAATCTTTTAAGTGTTTAGTCTTCTTGCTCCCAACAGTTAATTAAACCATCTCCAAACTTCTTAATAGGAAGATTGCTCATTTTATCCCAACGTTCATAACAAAGGGAAGAATCTTTATTATACATACAGTTTTCACAATTCTCTGTTTCACTTACATACCTATTTATTTGTGTTTCCTCTTCCTCGTCCTCATCTCCAAAGTCCACAGGAAAAACCTTAACCCCATAAAACTCAAATTCTAGCTTCATAGATCCTTTGTGTGATTCTGTGTGGCAACTTTGACAAAAGTAATAATCTTCTGTTTTACTCTCAGACCAATCATCATCATGACCACAAACCTTACATGTGCAAATCAATCTCATATGTATTGCCTACCTCCTTAATTAATATTATATTACATTAGTGAATATAAGTCAAATATTATTTGGTTTTACTTGGTTTCGAATATGTACTCATTAAGCAGAACGAAGCTATACATAAATGGGTTACGCCTGAACCAAATGCAGATGGTGTAAGATATCCTAGTAATATTACAATAGAATCTACCGCATAAATCACGCCCATTGCCTTCATACCAATATTTATTACCTTCTCAAAATTACTCATATATTTCTCCTTTCTTATCCCATGAAAATTATGTTTCTTGGGAATGTTATTCTTTTTCTAAAATATACTCAATATACTCTGTTTTGCCATCTCTGTTTAAAATTGGTGTACTACTCTTTACAATCCATCCATCACTTAACTTATTTGATAAATTCTCCATAGGACTAGAATAGCCCCTACCATAAGTTCTTACGACACAATTTTTCAATTGTTTTAGACACCTCCTTATAGGATAAAACTGTATTTTCGATGGGTATTATTTAATGTCCCATTTCCGTAAAACAAAACTTTTTCTCTTACCTAGAAACCAATCTTTTTCATATCCTTGTATCTCTTTCACTCTATAATTTAACCAAAATGTAAGATTTAGAATTTTGATTTTCCCATTGCTATTAATCCACAATAAAATATTGAGTTGCTTACCAAGCCAATATGGAATGTTTATATCTAGTAAATACTTCATTTATTCCTCTTTCTGTTCAAAATAGTTTGTTTTATTCTCGCTAAATGCAAAATGACAACATCTACAAATATCATATGGCGGTTTATGATATTCACACTCAGTACATTCTGGTATTGGTTCTTCCCACGGAATCATTTAGTATCACTCCTTTCCCCTTAAAACATGAGTTTCTTAGTATCAATTGATAATATCTAAATCAGATATCAAACTAACAAATATTTCATAGACACAACTACCATTTTCTTCTTCAATATATTTTATAAATTTGTTCTCTGCTTCTATCTGATTACTTGCTTCAATTCTTCTCATAAAATACTGGACATGTGGTTCATAATAAAATCCTATATATTGAAAATATCCACTCATTTAATATCCTCCTTTAGTTTTACATGTGATACATCTATCCTTGTAATTGTTCCATCTATTAAATTGTGTGATTCTATATATACAACATCTCTTGCTACGTAATTTTTGTTTCTTGGTATGAGTTTTCCTACAGGATAAGGCCAATAATTAATTTTATATTGGTCTTCTTCTTTAGGTTTCTTCATTAAAAATTTTAACATAGCTTAAAACTCCTCTTTGCTAGGATATAATCCATATCTTATTTTGTGTCTCTACTCTCATAGCTGTTTTATTAAGATATTCAATACCAATAACCATCTCATGACCAAAAGACGAACCAATTTCGTATAATATACTCAACGGCTTACCTACTTCAATGATAGACTTACTCATATTTAATGGCCTATGTAAGTATTGATGGCAACAATTAATATTAGCTTTCTTATTTTTAATTGAAGTAAATTCCACAGTGTCACCTCCCCCTAAATTAATTTTTGCTAAACACATCAAATATAGCAATCTTTCTAGTATCTGTTTCAAACCAAACTCCTTTATACACATCTCCATTTTCACTGATATGTATAGATTCACCATTTGGGTGAAAACCAAATTTATCTTTCCATCCATATCCAGTTATCTTTTTATAAAAACAGTCTAATCTTCCATTCTGTTCTTTTGTCAAAAAGTCTTTCCAACTATTTGAATCAGAAGTTGCACTAAAGTAATATTCAACTCTCATGACCAAACTCCTTTCCGATACCAAGAAATGCATGTTTTATCGGCCTATGTATTTATAGTGCAATATAAACAAAACAATATTATATTGCACTATATCCCTAAAACTAAATTAACTCAACTGTAATCCTAATTTGATGTGGGAATAATGGTTCATAGCTATTTTTGTTTCCTTCTACAAAATCTAATGCTTCCTTTAAGCTGTCAAATTTTCTAGACTTCATAGGGTCTGTAATAAGAATTTTGCTACTACTATGATTTATAAACCCATTACCTGCTCTATTCCCTAGAACATAAAAAGTTTCAACATACCCATTTAGAAGTCGCTTCATAATAATACTACCTCCTTTATATTTTATGGATTAGTATTATTATTTCACATTTATAAAGGGATTATACATTATATAATTTTATTCGATTTCCTTATTATATTAATTATTCTCCAATTTGAATCTAACACTCTGACCAAAATCAGTAATTTTACTTTCCTTAATTGGATCATTCTTTTCATTAACACATGTATTTTCTAAGCTATCCACTATGTACTCACGCATTATTTTCCCCTTCATACGATGAATTTTAGTTTTTAATCCTCCAATTTTTCAAGGGTATTAACCATTTCTTTAAGAGTAAATTCATCTGCTATATAACCTTCATCGTCTCGATAAGCAAGCCAATACGAACCTTTGCCATCACAGTCATTATTTTTTATTAATTCACAATTATATTTCTTTTCAATAGCTTGTTTGGTTAATTGCATAATATTCTCCTTTCTTCCTTAATACTAGGAAATGTTCATTTGCTAGTGAAATCTTTTACCTTACCTAATTCTTCAATTCCATTCTCTGTGATCTTGATAACCAACCACTCATTATAAAATAACTCAAATGCGCCATTATCAAATTTTTTCGTCATTGTTAAATGGCTTTTTAATGCACCAATGGAGTTGAATGTTTTACCCTTCTTAGATTTTTGTATATATCCATTTCTTAATCCCGTACTGAATAGGTTATCATAAGGATACTTAATCTTGTAAAACTCGTACATTGTTTCTCCTTTCTATATATCTCAACTCATTAACAAATATAACGATGGTAGACCTACTGCAACCATAATAGCAAAGATGACTGTACCCAAACACCCTCTATTACTATATTCGTGTTCAATCTCAGCAAATCTCTCATTTAGTCTTTTAATAGCAGGATCTTTTTTAGGATCATATTTTGGATATTTATCTAACTCCCTTAGTATCCAACCTCTATCTCTATTAACATCGAGGACTTGATGTCTTACACTTACTTTAATCTTTTTCTTTTCCATACAAATAATCCTTTCTTATAATCAATTAAATGACATGTTTTATCCTACTCAAAATTTCTTCTATTTGATTGTATTTTTCAATTTGAACTTAATAAAACTTGGTTCATCGAATGTTTTTGCTTCTGCAAATTCCTGTAAGAATGAGCGAGTATTTTCATACTCTATCTGTATTGCTTTATCTACTTCTGCCTCAATTTTCTTTAATAAAACATCTTTGCATACTTTACTTATGAAAGGTATTTTGTACGTTGATAGTTTTGCTAACATTTTCATTATTGATTTATCTCTCTTACTAATATTCAATGGTATATCCTCCTCTTTATATAGTTTATATATTATTTTTTAGATAATACGTACTTAGCAAATTCTATATTTAATTGAATTATTGATGTAAGTATTCCAGCTAACAATCCACAAATAATGGTTTCAATCATTTTATGTATTCCTCCTTTCGGAATGAAATATATCTTTCATGTTTTACTTATCCCTTATCATTTCTTCTACAATTTTCTTAACTGTAGTTTCACCGCTTAAAGAGCCAACAAGACCATCATATTCTTTTTCATACTTTTGTAATGCTCTTATTATCGTATCAATTGGGTACATTATCCCTCCAAACTCTTCGCCACCTATTGATAAAGAATATGACTTTATACCATATTTGGTCATTATAATTTAACTCCTTTCCTTCGAAATAGTCCTTTTAATTCATACTAATTTCTGTTTTATCATGTCTAATAATACTTTTCCAAGTTGGGAATCTCAACCCATAATCTCCTTGTGCATTCTTAGAGACTTCAAAATAACCTACTGTCACAATCTTACCTACAATCAATTCTGGTGTCTTCCAGTATGCTTCTCGTTCCTCATCTGAGAATCCTGAACCACAATTACATTCATATATCTTATTCTCATGAGTGAATTGGATTGTAATAGCACCAAGTTTACCTACATTTTTGCCAGTTCCTTCTAAAACGCCTAAGCATTTTACATCTGCATCATTAAAGGTTTTAACTTTCAAAATGAAATCACTTCTCTTACAAATATACGGCTTGTCTAAGTTCAACATTATTCCTTCGAGTTCGTTGTCTTTAGCCCAACCCATCCATTTTTCCACTTCTGATAAATCATTTCCTATGTACAAAGGTTTTACTTCTACGCAGTGCGAGAATGTATTATTATCAAATACACTAGATAAGTATTTTTTGCGTGTAATACAATTTGCACTAGATTTTCCATCTTGGAATTGCCCTAATGGTAACATATCAAAAATGTGATATACCAATCCTGTTTTATTACTTCCTTTACTTCTTGCCTTACTGGTTGTCTCCGCATAAATTTCAATCGTGCTACCTTGCATATCTGCAATTAATTCTCCATCAAAAATAACATTGTCTTCAAGCAAGTTAGCAATGTCTGATTCAATTTCTTCAAGTCCATCATACTGTTTACCTTGTCTAGTAAAAGACTTTACAACTCCATTATCTTTAATTACTACACAGCGATTCCCATCCATTTTCTCCGTTAAAACAAAATCGCCTTTAATTTTTTTCTTATGATCTTCATATTTCTTAGCTAACATGACGCTGAATGTTTTTATGAATCCTGCTCCATATACCTTGTTTAACGTGCCTTCTGTCATGCCAATGCTTAAATCCTTGGAGACAATCTTAGTATAGAAGTCTCTTAATCCTTCGGGCTGTGATTGAATAAAGTGTTGTACTAAAGCAACATCCTCATCTCTACCAGAATTATATGTTTTAAGATAATCCATAACCTCAATAATTGATAATGTGGAAGGTTCTGCTGGAAGTTTTAATTTCTTACTGATCTTCTTTTTACTGATTCCTGTAAGGATAAATGGATTATAGATGAAGTGCATTACAGTCTTGAATAACTCATTGTCCTTATGTTGTGATAAAATAAACTCCTTATCGTTCCTTCCAGATGTTGCTTGGATTTGTTCTACGATTGACAATACTTTTTCCATATGTATTTTCTCTCCTTCTTTCTTCTAAAAATTGAACCTCACTCGATATACTAAGTATACACTTTGCAAGGTTTAAAGTCAACATATATTATTTATGTGTTATTGAACATTATCATCACTGATAAAAATTACTCTTTCTCCAATGTCTTTTCCCACTATTAATATTCCAGCAATGACTATATCACTAAACGGTAATTGAACAATTTCAGACCCATTTTTTTGAATTGCTATTGTTAGTTCACTGAGCATTTCTGGGGTAATTTGTAGTTTCCTATATCCTCCATCTTTAATAATAGCGGTAATGCTTACATATTCCATATATAATCTCTCCTCTACTTTTTATGCACATTATACATAAATATACTGTATTTTTATGCAATACTATGTATAATAATACAACTACTTTATTATATTAAACTTCACTACTTTTCATAATACCACAAATCTTAGGATACTCATTCCTCAATACACTACCACCCATTAAAGCTCCAATATGTCCTGCATTGACTGTAAACTTATGTATCTGATCTTGTGGCGTAGAAACTAATTCTGACATACCAAAACACTGTTCTGGAGGAGTAATATGGTCTTTTGTTCCTCCAATTAATACTAATGGACATGTGATATTCTTTAAATCAATTACCCTACCGTCAATTGAAAACGTATTTTCTTTCATACAATTATCCATAAACACATTTTTAACAATTTCTAAATAGAATCGTCTAGGCAAATTCTGTGGATTATCATACCATTGGGAAAAATGCTCTGTTCTGTCCATTGCTTTTTTATCTTTCTCTAATACCATTATGTATTCTTTAATGAATTTCAAGTGCTGATGTTCATTAGGTTGAAGCATTTTAAAGCTCTTTAGCATATCTTCTCCTGCTAAATAACCTTTTGTAGTAAGTTTTTCAAAGTCTTTCATCTTCATATTGTCTACAAGAATATTCATGACTCCATAATCAGCATGAAAATTAATTGGTGCAGCAGCCACAACTAAACTCGATATATTTTCAGGATGCAATGAAGCATACATTGATACTTGCCATCCACCTTGACATTGTCCTAACAAATGGATTTTATCAACATTATGTAATTGTTTAATCATTTCTACTGATCTATGAGTAAAATTAACATAACTATCAATTCCTAATTCAGAATCTTCTGCTGTAGCACTAAGCCATTCATCGACATAAACATCAAAACCTTGTGCATGTAATGTCCTTACTAAACTTTGTGTGGGACTAAAATCAGCAAGTTTACTGTCATGTCCTGCGTTTGGAGGAGATACTAGAATAGGATATTTTGCAGTTACTTCACGAGTTGTATTTGGAAAATGTAATAAATTCATTGCTTGACTTTTAATGATTACTTCATGATCTGTTGACCATTCTAAAGGTTTTCGCTCTTGATGAGTAAAATCAAAGTAATTATTGAAGATGTCTAATGGATTTTGCATCCAATTATTAAGATTTCCTAATGATTTAGTAAGACTTTTATATGTATCTGTTGTATCCTTAATATTTTTCTCGATTCCCTCTTGCATTAAATTACTTAAAGTATTCATATATTTATCCTTCTTTCATTTATTATTTATTATATTTACTCAGCAACTACTGATTCATTTTTAGTATTGAATGGGCAATTACCTTCACAATTAAAATCACAACCTACTCCACAATCTACAACTTTAGACATACTTTTCACCTCCAATTCTTTATTCATTTTATCTTTATTAGCAAAGTATAGGATTCTCTCTTTGATAGCATTTGGCGAATACTCAGGTTTAAGGATTAATTCTTCTCCCAAGATATCCTTAATGCAAATTCCTTCAATTCTCTCTTTGCAGATTTCTAGATATTCACAATCGGCATGGATATATTCGCAGTATTCCATTTTATTTTGTCTCCTTATTTAGTTAATAATCCAGTATGATTATTTATGTCGGAAGGAATTACTGGTGTTGACGAACCATAACCTGTTGTATATCCGCATTTAGGACATAAATTATTGTCATAAGCATATTTTGAAAGTGAATCAATATGGAAATTACATTGTGGACATTCTTTATAGTGAATTATATTAAAGTTTTTCATTGTTTTATCCCCTTTCCTTATAGATTGAAAGAATGATTTTATGGTATTTTAGTGTTTGAAAACGTAGCATAAGTGAGTATATAGAAGCATGAAGAAGGTGCTACTTCTATACTTCTATGTATTAACTAATATCCCATTCATAGCACTTGCTATAGGCTTATTTTGTTTAATCCATTCCACAGCACCAATATAAGCATTGTCAAAGTCAATATTATTTTCAATACAAAATTCATACAGATTTTGATATGCTGTTTGTTCCTTCATTACATTTCCACTTCTTTTAGCCTGTAGTAATTTCCCAGTAAGACTAATAACTTTTGACTTCATTGAATTTTTAGTCATAGTTAAACTCCTTCTCAAAATTATATTTTATAATATTGTTATTTTATCTTCACTTTTCCAACCATATGTATTCAATCGTGGTTTACAAATATTATTTATGTACTCATCACTCATGTCAATTCCTATAAATTCTCTCTTATTTAGATAAGATTGTTTACAAACAGTACCACTTCCACACATTGGATCTAATACAACATCTTCTTCATTTGAATAACTAAGCAACATATCTAATGCTAATTGTTCTGGGAATGTTGCAGGATGATTAAACGCAAGATTATCTTTTGTTGATTTATTATTACCTGTATCGTACATCCATATGTTAGATTTAATCTTTGTATCTTTTACTGTGTCTATTTTACTTCTTAAATGGTCAAATGGTAATCCATCTGATTGTCTATCTTTCCTTGTGGTTAATAGAATAGTATCTCCTGCATATTTGCAAGGTATTTTTATAGGATTAAATGTTTTTATTCTACCCTTGGTAAAAACAAATATGTATTCAAATCCTTGTGAATATCTTAAAGGAGGATTACCACAAGTACCAAATGGATTATTTTTACCATAAATCATGGTATCGTGTAAGTTAAACCCTATTTCCTTTGCATATAATGCTTGTTTAAATGATGTACCAGTTTCACTACCTTTTGTTGTTTTATCTCCTACTACCCAAATTACAGTGCCACCATCTTTAGTAATTCTATATAATTCGTTTAGCATTGTTTTATAGTCAAATGAGAATCCATTGTAATTTCTCAAATCATCATATGGAGGGGAAGTAATTGTTAAGTCTATGTAATTATCTGGAATGTTTTCTTCCATAAAGTTTACTGAGTTATCAATGTAAAAGTTATTTAATTCTAACATATATTCCTCCTGTTTATTATATATTTGTTTGTACTATAAAATACATCTCTCTAATACTCGCTCATGCTTCCATTTACTACGATTTTCAAATACTCAAACCCCATGAAATTACTCTTTCATTTCCCTATCTATCCGAACAACTATTACACGTACAATTATTACAATCTTTTCTTCCACCTAGAACTTCACATTCATCAATAATATCTGACTGTAAATCGTTTAATTCTCCCTTACAAACAGGACATTGATAGATTGCAACAGGGACTTCATATTCCTCTTCTCTTATGAAAATCAAATCCTTAATTGCTACAATTGACTTGCAACAATTACATTTTACTTTCATTATTTCTCCTTTCTAATACAATATTTGTAATGCATACCTCAGTTCATTCTTTTTGGTCAATGATATTTTCTTATATCTATTCTCCCAAAGCTCTAAAGTGTTGAGATATTGTTGTAGTTTTTCACCCTCAATTAATTCTTCTTCATATTTTTCAACCATTTTATTTATGTAAGGATAGTAAACATACATATCTATTTCTTTCATATAACTGTAGTCCTTGTGAAATATCCGTGAATGACACTGAAAATCCATCCTTTTGATGTCGCTCTAGCCCATTGTTGTTCTCTATTTAGGTGTCTGTATTTCTTTTTATTGAATAGTGTCTTGACTCGAATTTCTTCTACTTTTTCTGCCATATGAATCCCTCCTTAAATTTGGTTAAACACTACATTATCAAATCCCATCTTCAAGATTAATCCTTTCAGTTCACTTTCTAAATTAACTTGTGCTTTATCAAATAGGGAACTATCTGTATTGATTGCATTTGTAACATTTTGTTGACTCTGATTAATAACTGTTGTAATCTCTGAAGGACTAAATTGTGATACTAAAATCATCTTTTTGCCATCAATAATCTTGCTTTCCTGAGATAATTCTATGTATTGTAAACCAATTTTTCCTTTAGGAACATCTAAAATAACCGTATTGCCTTCTACCTTAACTACTTTTATGTTTTCTAGTGATGCACACAGAGCAAATTTATATGTAAAATCTAATGTCATTTCCCTAAGAGTAATATCCAAGATCCCTTTATCAGTTATTTTACTGAAGTATTTATATTGTCCTTCTAGGATTGTAAGTTTGCCTACTTTTTCAAGTTGATTTTGAATCATTGTTGGGGTGTTTTTTGCTTGAAGTTCTGCTGACCTATTTTTAGCCTCTTGGAATTCTCTAAGTTGATTTTGTTCTGTTGCTGTAGACTTTGGTACATATAAACTATTAAATCTAAAGTATGCAGTTGTTAGGAGTAATGCCCCAACGAAGAGGATGGTGAATTTTCTCATTCAGTAATCCTCCTATATTATATTTAATCATTATTTGGCATTGGCCCATTATGTAATTTGACTTCATCTGGCTTATATCTCTCCAACAATTGAAACATATTATGTCTACCTACTGGATTCGCAGTATGAAGATATATTTCTTTAGGATAAATACTAGGGTCACTCATCCCTGTTTCTACTAACCATTTAACAAAGTCATAACCAGTCTCATCTTCTCCTAAATCATGGTCAAGTGATAAGATATTTACAAATGATTTATTTAATAATAACCATTTCCTGCATACTAAATCACTCTTTGCCAATATAAAACCTATTGGATTTGGTCTAAGATCATCGAGGAATATATTAATCATTGCTCTCCTTTCTTAATGGCAGGAAACATATATTTTAATGGACTCTTTTACTATTATCTTTGAAAAACTGAATGGAACTTATGACCCACATAACTGCAAAGAATATGGTTATACAAATCTTAATAGCAAATGGGATAACAACCAATGTGGGTTGATTGTTCATAAACAATAATGTAAAGAACAAAAATACTAATAAGGATATTCCTGCTCCTGCAAATATACATAGCCCTAGACCTAAAACGGTTCCTATTAGTTTTAATGTAATATCTAATGCTTTGATAATTTTACCCATAATACCCCTCCTTCCTTTTAAATTCCTCATTTGATTCTATTGAATAAGTTTCATAATTTCTCTATCTGTTTCAATTTGTTCTTTATGATCTTCAATAATTTTATGTCTCCACGATTCAGCAAATTCGTTAGCATCATCTAAGGAATCAAATGCCTTTATTAATGTTGAAGATGTGCCTACTTGTTCTCCAATATAATCTGTCTCTAAATCTTTATACTTCCTACCAAAATAGAAACTATCTATGTATTGATTTGTGCCACCCTTCCAAGGGTTTCCAGTTTCATCCCAGATTTCTATTGGCAAAGGTACTCCTGATTCAGCTCCCATAATAATTACTGTATATTTGTGTTTGTAAAGATATTTGCCTAGAGTAGACTTACATACTTTGCTCATTGCTTCTTCTGTATGCTCTCGGATTACAATTCTAAAATACAATCTAGGAGTCCTAAATGTATATTGATTCCACCAAATGAAAGCAGGATATGATTGTTCTTTAAACTCATTTAACCAATATCTGTCAAGAATATAATTTTTATCTTTTATGTACCACCAATCTTTTTCTTTAATTATCTCATCTAAAGTCACATTTTTTACTTCCTTTCGCTTAATAGAATGAAAATCTTCATTTATGGGCTTTTACGATTCTCTCAAAATATTAGATAATGCTGTTTTATTAGCCAAAATGAAATCTATAGTGTCCTGAGGGTAAATACCTGACAATGGGTAATAATTATCAACAAGTTTAACTAATTCCTTTGTAAAGTCAACAATTTCATATTCCTTTGGATAAACTGTTAATGTTCCAATTAAGCCGAAGTCAACACTAACTGTTCCATCTTTGCCTTGAGGTTCTGTGTAAAATGTTCTACCTATGAATGGTGTAATATTATCAATGCCATCAGATTTTGAAATGTTTTTAATGATTCTAATCCTCATATGTATCACCCCTTAATGGAGTGGAAACAGATTCCTCGTCATCCATAGGCCATTCCCAATCTGAAACATCATTGCTTGTTACTTCTGGTTCTAATTTAAAACCCTTTACCATGTCATTTATACATTCATTACATAGTTCAAATTTTATTTTTTTATTATCATATGAACCATATCCGAAAGCAATATCGAAACTTTGATAAGGATGAGATTGACCAATTTCTAATACTTCTCCACATTGGTTACAAAGAACGCCAACTTTTTCTTGAATAACAACCTTTTTCTCCACACTCTCATATAATAGCATCAAAACACTTCTTTCTTTATTAAATTTGTTTAAGAACATTTATGGATATGTGTTTGTAATATGGGATATATTATATGTAGTTCTTAAAAAAACTGATTTACACTCTTAAATTCCGCAACGACGCAGTTCTCATAAACACACAGTGAATAGTTATCTTTACCATGCTTTTTCATCATTTCTTGGTTTAACTCCTTTTGTTTCCTGATCTTCTCCTTGAATCCTTCAAATGGTAGAATAATAAAATCTGTCTTCATATGTATTTCCCTCTTTCTTTATTAATATATATTATATTTATGCAATACGTTTACAAACTGTTACTATTTTTAAGTTTATCTTTTCTAATTTGGATTTGCTTACTGTATTCTCTTTTAGTTGTACCAGTCTGTTTTATGTAATTTGTAAAGCCTGAGACACCCATATTCCACGACCCTGTTACATACTCCATCAAAATACTTCCTCTAATTCCTCTACTAGTCCAGTAGTTTACCAAACTTGCAAGTGTCCCAATTCCTGCTCTAATGCTATGGTCTGGATTAAAAACGTCGAAGTCAACTGATTCTGGTAAATTGCAATATTTGATTCCATTATTCCTATATTCATCTGTATAAAACGAATTCAATTGCACAAAACCGCAGTCTCGACTGGAGTCCGTATTGATATGGATTGCCTTGGGATTAAAACTCGATTCATAATGAAAGACTGATAAAACAAATTCATATGATAAATTATTTTTCTGGCATAAACTGTAGATGAGTTTTTGATTTTCAAGACTAAGATTAAGTTTGTAATTTGGCATTGTCTTAGGTGGACTTTTTGCATCCTTCTTTACTTCCTCAACTCCATTCTCTATTATATTTGTTGTCTTGTCTTTGCTAGAGTATATTGAGCTTGTAGCAACAATATTCCTATTTATTATGTGATCGTCTGCTTTTACGTTTCTATCACGAGCAATGCCTATTGTGATAGCTAAGATAAAGATTAACCCATACATACCAATTGGCTTTCCATATAGTTTTCCGTTAAATCGTTGTTTACGCCTTCTTCTCAAATATCTCACTCCTTTATTATTTCTAATTCACACTTAGTTCTTCCAAAAGTTAAAGCAACTTTGCTTGACTGATTTCCCATATCGCCTAAGAATAAATCAATATGTAGTCCCTTGACTCCATTTCCTGTATCTCTCGAAGTATAAATGCCTGAGTAGTTTTGATATTTTGGGTCTAAAAAAGTTAGTTTTACTTTTGATCCTAGAGGTACTATTGAATTATCTGTAGCAATTGTCCTTGCTGAAACTCTTGTTTGGTCTTTGAGATTATAACCTGTGGCAGTCAATCCAAAACCTTCAGAACCCCTTGATTTTTGAGTCGAACGATATGATAAGTCATATCCTGTGATAGTCATGATAAGTATTTTATTGTTTGATTTAGGTTTAATAACTGGTGCAACATTAATTACATCTTCTACCACTTTATCCTGTTTAATTACTATGTAATTTCTTCTGAACAATTTAAGGATATTATTTGCACGTACACTTAGATTATTATTCACAATTACTGTTTTCCTGACTATGACTTGGTGATTAAAATTCAAGCTAACAATAAGGAATATAATACAGCCAAAGATGCAAAACCTTCTGTTGCTTAGTATTACTTTCCTCAAACTACTTTAACCTCTTTCTATATTTATTATATTACATTTGCATTAATGCCATAGTTGTTCAACTCCTTTCATGTCTTAACCATAGTATAGTTTATCCTGAGTTATAAGTCAAGTATAAATAATAAAAAGATGGGGAAAGATAAATTAATCTTTTTCTGAGTACTGATATACTAATTTATCTTCAGTAATTCTATATACATCTACTTCTTCGGTTCTTCTAGTAATGATAACTAATTCCCATCCATGATTATCCTCAGTTAAACGAAATCTAATCTCATCGTGTTTAGGTAATGCAAAATAAACAAAAGATACATTACCTAAATTTAATTCTTTGCATTTATCTATAAGTCCAAGGACTCTCGTTGTAGTTATATCATCTATTGTGTAATATGGATTCATTGATTATTCCTCCGTTATAAATGTTGTTTAACTAGCATAGTAACTGCATAAAGTGAATCCTTGAAAATAGCTTTTGCACGAGTATTCATTACGACCCCATCCATTTTTAATTCTGTTTGATTTGCTAATGTTGCTAATTCTTTGAGTAGAATACCTATATCATTGCAGTCTATAATATGATTAACACTAATAGAATCACTTTCTTCAAATACATCATCTTTGATTAACTGTTGAACATCTACATTTAGATACTCGCATAGTTTGACCAAATTGTTTATATCAATAGTCAAAACTTCTGTTTTCTTGCTTAATTCTAATAACCAAGAATTACTAACTCCTGCTGCGGAAGAGAATTCTTTATAATCTCTAAAGTTTAATTTCTCTTTATATGAAGTAATCTTTTCCCCGATGTTCATAGTGTTCCTTCTTTCTATTGCCATTTCCCATCTGTAAAAGAATTACCATCGCTTTTTCTAGATTTTTTACTGAATACTAAGATGTTATTCTTAGTTGAAATCACCAAAACATTTTTATCTATCCAAGCTTCTTTATCATCGTCAATTTTATTTAGAATCCAATTATCTGATTCTGAATAAATACTAGGAATATATTCAATACCTCTTATAATTTTTTCCAATAAGCGATAGTAGGTTTTTTTCAATAGAGAATTTATGACATTTAGACTTTCAATTTCAATAAGTTCCATCAAAAGATCAAGTTGAGGATCAATAAACCCTAAATCTTTTGATGGATAGCCTTTTTTATTTAACTCATTTTTTAGAAAAAATAACGCATCATACTTACGCCATATAGTCTCTAGTGTATTTTGCATGATTTCCTCCTTTTAGATATAGAAACTCATCATTTCCTTAATTTTATTCAGATAAATCTCTCCGTCTGCTCCGTATGAAAATTCCTCATTAATATCAACATAATCCTGTCTAGTGAGTTTACCTTTTTTCGCTTTTATTTCCTTGGCCTTATCTATCATACTTGAAAAGTAGAGGCTAGAAATATTTAAATACTTTGTATTTGTCCATTTTTGGATTCTTTGTATTCTATTAGCAATTAACTGATGATCAATTTGTCCATACTTGTTTTTGCCCGGAATTCTGAAAACATATTCAGTTTCATTGATCTGGAATCCTTTATCTGTTTTTTCGTAAATTCCTTTACTATTCTTTTTCCCTTTTAATCCATTATTGAACAAATAAAACCCTTTTTCAATAGTTCTTTTTACTAGATCAGTAGTAAAATCATCTACATATAAAACTCTTTTTTCAGTTATATTGTTTTTAGATAGTTTAATTGTATTCTTTTGGAAATCTACATCTTCTACTTTTAAATTTATAAATTCTTCTAGCGTATTACCTTTTTCTGTACGACCTCTTGTGCCCCAACTTAATAATTCAAGGAAGAGTTTGTCTTGTTCATTAACCAATAAATCTTCTAATTCTCTAACCCTAGCTTTAGGAATATATGAGTTTTCAACGGCCTGTGGGTTTACATACTTATCATAGGAACTAGGAAGAATTAATTCGAAAATATTCTCATTCCTGTCTGTAAAACTTTTAAACATGCAGTAGTCCACATAGTTTTTTAATGGTGATCTAACAGTTTGGAAAGCCCATTGAGACTTGTTTTTGAATTGAACTGTTAACATGTCGTCTCTTTGCTCCATATTAAAATCGAACATACTAATACCGAGTTGTTTTTCATAAAAATCTGCTCTTTTTAAAACATAACGATAGAATTTTCTTGTTGTCTTTTTTAGTGTTCCTAAAAATTCTTCTTTAAATGCAGTATCAACTTGGAATAAATTATCTTCCTCTAAATTGTCGGTTATCTTTTCGGACATCATACGACACCAACCCTTTCATTTGAATCTAAACAGTTTTACTCCAGAATAATTTATAGATGTTGTTACGACTATTCTTACTCATGTTAGTTTCTAGTAATCCATTATCCTTCCAAAAATCATTTGTCTTACTAAAATCAATGTTCTCTAATACTTCTTCAACTTTTTCCTTCCAATTTTCAACTGGTTTCTTATCGACAAAAAATTTAGATGATAGTGCCATATATCCTACAAACATATTTCTATGGTTGATATAACTTGTTTTCTTTGTTTCATTTGGATTATTAATAAATTCTTCTACTTTTAAGCCAATAATGAAATCCATAACATCGGCAATATGCTGTGCAATTTTTTTCGCTTCAATACGATTAGTTAAGTCCTCACCGAATACCTCTTCGATGGAATTTGAAAGCACAGACTTTCGAACCAAACCCCCGTGGTCAAGTTCAGAATCACTCTGTTTTATATTCAAAGCAAACTCAGAATCCCCATTCAAAATAGCATCAACTGTAGTATTCCCCAATATAGATGTGTCCATATTTTTTGTGTGTTCAATTTTCATAGGTTTTTGCTTATTAATTTGGACCATGAAATCTTGAGCTTTTTTCTCACTAAAATTTGTAACTGCAAATCCCCAATTAAAATTCAAATTAGCGTCTTCAGCTATAGCCATTGAGTTTGCTGTTTTCCTGTGATAACCATCAAATATATTTTTAGTACCAGAAACAATGGTCAAATCTCCGCTTTTAGAATTAAAATCTATGCTCTCGCTACCGTCCTGTAAGACATTAACTCTTATTTGATCTGGGAACTGCAAGCCTGCAAGCAATCTATTCTTTATAACTAATGCCTTCGCTTTGTCTAGTCTAATGCTCTTAGTTCCATAGACATTTATGACTGGATCTCTTTGAGTTTCATAATTATAAATCCACTCATTCTCCATATCAATTGATGCTAGTTGTTGAGAAGATATTTTCCCAATCCAATGCTTATCACCAATTTCAATCATATTATGAAAAACATACTGTTCACTCTTACCAACTTTTTTCTCTTGTTTGTAATTAGTATAGTCTTCAATTTCAGATGACATAAAATAATATTTAGGATCAATCTTAATCCCTTCATTAATTTCTCCCAATGGTTCTTGTTCATCTGTTTCTTTATGAGTCAGGGCAACAAACAAACTTTTTGTAAAAACAAATAACAATATTAAATCTTTTTTGTCATCAATGTTTAATGTAGATAATAATAACCTTTCATTAAGAATATTGACAGCAACTCCTGCTCTCATATTCCTTGCAGTAAACTCATCGACTATTATATTTCTTATCTTGTCATTCCCCGCATATTTCTTAATCAATTCATTAAGAGATTGAATGAGTTGGGCAGAACTTTCTTTTAACATTTAATCATCGCTCTCCTTCATACTAAAGTAATATAATTGTCATTATACATTATTATACTCTACTACGCAAGTAAATATACATAAACTCATAAATAATAAGCTACTTACAAAATAATGTAAGTAGCTTATATAAGAATATTTAGATTGTTTTAGTTAATGCCTTTACTAAAATAAATACTATAATCAATGCTATTTTATTACTATACAACACATGTTTTACTTTTGGTCGCAATTCACATGGTATTTTATTCTCAATTATAACTATATTATCTTTGCCAGTTTTTCGAAATTGTAGGTATTGATCAATTAATTCTGTTAGAATACAATTTTCCAAGTGGAATGCGGCATCAATCCGTGCTGATGCTTTCTTTTTATTTAATTTAATTAGTGTCACTTCTGCTTCATTTTTATCTTCATAGCATCTGCATGACGCTCCAAATGTCCTAAATGACGGTATGTATGACTCCTTAGAGAACTCATCTGACTTATAGATACTATTATTTACAAAGTTGCCCTCTTGGTCTTTAATGACCCACACAGACCCCTCATTAGCGTTAATGCTATTCATTTTTAAACCCACTCCTCATTTTTATTCTTCTTCTACTTCGCCTCTTCTAATTAACGTACTACAGATATTGTTGCTTGCTTCTATTAGGGAAGAACCTTTATTGATTATAATTTAGTAACCTCATTATTTATCAACTCCTTAATTTAATATATTTTAACCTTGGTATTAACATAGTAGTTGTTCTAGGGTTATTCCCTTAGTTATTTCTATGTTTGTGTTCGGTATATAAGGAACATGTGTTTGTTTTCTATCTATAGTATATCTGTTAAGTGTCTGATGCACAAGGAAATATTTAGGTAAAACCTCTGTATTTATTTAGGATAATTTCACCTAT